CCTTCCAGTACAGTCTCAGTTCGACGTATATCGCCCTTTAGATTCTGATTGATATCGCGTGTGTAACCTACAACTTTCTCACTATTTTCTTCCAATTTAATTATTCTAGCTTCATATTCACTGAAGTCGGGAGCAACATAATTTGCAATTTTCTTTTTCATACTTTCGTAATCTTTATACGCCTCGAATACTCCATACATGCCACCTATCACAGAAGAAACAATACCAAAAGCAATCATAAGTTTTGCAGGTGTAAAACTATAACCACCAATACTAATAACAGTATCTTTACTCGCATACTTCTTCATCGCATCTTGTAGTTCATCGACTTTCTTATCGACGTTTTTATCTTCTGTACTGCTCATCTACCATCTCCTTATGGATTCTATCTGATCTTTGATTTAATTGTCTCAATGCTCTTGCATTATCTACAATAGTTACCCTCTTATAAATATCTTCTGCTTTGTAAAAAGGCATGTCAGGTAATTTCGCCTGTTCATATGCACTAAATCCTGGAACAGTCGATAATGAAGCCATCACATCATCTTGCGGGTCCTTTTGAGCGTTTCTTTGGGAAGATTGCTGACTTCTCTGCTGATCACCCGCGCGCCGTTGTTGTTCTCTTGTTTGTGATCTTTGTGTCTGTTGGGGTTGTTGGGAAACATTACGATTTGTTTGTTGATTGGTTTGTTGGGATTGTTGCGATTGTTGATTGGAACTAAGAGCTTGATTAACAATTGGATCACTTGTTACTTGTGGTGTAGTTAATAACTTTGCAACATCTTCATTACCCACTGAAGGTACAGGAAGTGATGTTGTTGTGGAAATCGTGTTAATTTGTTGTGCAGAGATATAGCCTGGGCATTGTGGGCTGCTCTGTGGATTTGCCGAACAAGCATCTGCAATTTGCTTCTTTCTAAAAGCGTCCGCATATCCTGGGCAACCAGAATTGTATAATGGATTTGCTATACATTGCTGATTGAAAAATGCTTGTTGATAGAGAGGGCATGCTGTTGAAAAAAGGGGATTAGACGTACACTGTTGGTTCAAATATGCTGATTCATACAGTGGGCAGGATGTGTTTGAAAGTGGATTCTCATTGCATGTTTTGTCGAATAACGCTTTAGCATATCCTGGACATGTTGAATTATAAAGAGGATTTGCTGAACATTGTTGATTGAAATATGCTTGTTGATATTGTGGACATTGTGGAGAAAATAATTGATTCAAACTACATTGTTGTGCTTGATAAGCAGCCGCATATCCTGGGCAATTTGGTCCGAAAAGAGGATTCGCTGAACATTGTTGATTGAAAAATGCTTGTTGCCATCCTGGGCACGATTGACTGTATAGTGGACTAATTGCACATTGTTGTTGTAAAAATGCTTGCTGATATCCTTCGCAGGTTGGTGATGCGAGAGGATTTGCTCCGCAAGGATCAACAGAATATCTTAAACGAATATCAATATTGTTGATTTCAGCTCCATAATATCCTGCCCAATTTCCTTGATCTCTACCTGAAATAGCGACATTTAAATTTCCAACGGAAGAAAGGCTATAGATGTTGGAGAAATCTTCTGTTCCGGTAAACCTAGTCCAATCTTGTATTCTTCTACTGTAATCAAAAATTTTACGTTCAACCATATTTTTGTTGGTATTATCGTAGAGACTTACCGTTACATTTAAAGGATCAAAAGGTTGACTTTGATTTCCTCCGGCGTTTGCATTTTTAATTGTCCATTCGTATTGATATCCTCTGACTTGTATTCCAGTGCCGATTAGTGCCTGATTAATTGCGATATTTTGCTGTAAATTGCCAGCACCATAACTGAACAAAATTGCTCCGTCACCCGATCTTTGAACTGGGCAAGGACCACCACTGGTTCCTGCCCATATCATTCCATTGTGTTGAGTTAAGCAACCTTGCCAACCGTAAGGTTGAATAAGATTTTGTGTAGCCTGTATGTCTTGTGAATTACAGGAGAATGAGAAGAATAGCCAAGACGCCAAGCCCAGCAGAAACTTTTTGCCAGAAACTTGCATTTGAATTCTCGCTTAATGGTTTTGGTTTACGATCTGGTGATGATTCCCACACTCTCTTTGCATCTTCGCCAATTTTACCGTCAACTGGACATGGCGTTCCAGCATTCATCATGGCATCAAAAACTCTGTCATCTTGACATAGAGTGGCCACAGCAGCAACCTTCATACCCATATCATATAAATTTTTAGCTAATTTTAATCGTTCACAATTTAAATCGCGAACCATCGTTCCACCAGAAATACCTAAAATCTGAGTCTGAACTGCTCCGCCTACACCAACTGTGCATAAATCATTATTCAAAACATTAAAAGATGGAGAAATCGCTGAAGCTGGAGGTGATCTAACTGTGGTGTCGTTCGTACTATTAGAATTTGTTGTTACTGTGCTAGTGCTTCTGGAATCCGTAACTATCACATCAGATTGAGCAAAACTTAACGAAGAAATAACAAAAAGCACCAAAAAGGTTAACTTTTTGTACATTTTTTAACTTCCTATAATGTTGCGAAAAAACAACAAAAAAGTTGTTTTTCCTGATTATTTATCTTATAATTCTATTACAAAATTATGAATACTTTGTTGTATTAAAACAACACTCAAATAATGCTTGACAAATTTAGTGGCGTCTGTATAATACATATTGTTGATTGATGATTTAACAAGGAACTGAAATGGCTTATATGTCTCAAGATCGCAAAGCTTCGATTGCCCCTGTCGTTAAGAAAATTCTTCAGAAGTATGGTGTGAAAGGCAGTCTTGCTGTTCGTAATCATTCGACCTTGACCTTGAATATCAAATCTGGTAAAATCGATTTTATTAAAAACTTTAATGAAACGGCTGATCGTTTGGCTGGTAATCGATTCACTCCTGCTACAGATTCGATTGATGTAAATCCTTACTGGTATCATGAGCACTTCAGTGGTGTCGCTAAGAAATTTCTTCAAGAAATTATTCATGCAATGAATGCTGGTAATCATGATAACTCCGATATTCAGACCGACTACTTCGATGTTGGTTGGTACATCGGTGTTCACATCGGTCGCTGGAATCGCCCCTACGAATTGATTTCATGAGATGATGAAATGCGCGGCGTATATGTTGTGGTTTTGAGGGATGGGTGCCGCGTGGCTGCCCTTCCCGAATATGATATTTTATTTGACGGATACACCGAAAGTATGATAAGATATATCCATCGTGATAATTTTGTCGAAGCTTTCGGATTTTGCGTTCCGATGACTGAGAAAGAAGCTATTGAGTGTGCGAGAGTCCTGGCAAAAGGCTATGGCGAATTGTGTGATGGCATTCGAGTTTTGACCGATTATCGCAATTTTACATTTCAGGAAATTAGAGATGGTGCGTATTCCAAAGATTGAAGAACCCAAGTTTGATAAACCTCTCTCCAATATAGAGTTGATCAAATCTTTGAATTGGTATCATGAAAATAAGGAGTCCCGCGAGGCTCCTAAGTTCGTTGCCGATTTCATGAAGAAAAATAAGATTGAAGGTAAAGTTGATTCTTCGAAAGTTTCTCCTACTCTTGGTTGGTTGTGTAGGTTGAATATGAATGGAAATGATATTGGAGAATCAAGTCTGAAATTCATTCGCGATTCGATTCCTAAAGTTCTTGAAAAAACTAAAATCATCGTCGATGTTCCGAAAGGACCCTCGATTCAAGATCGCATGGCAGAAAAGGTTGGTGAGATTGCTGGTGAACTAGAAGGTGCGATTGATGATTTTATTCTGAGCAATTACAAAGATCAAAAATCTCCTTTTGCTATTATGCAAGATCGTGCTAAAGGAATGCATGCCAGTCGAATTGTTGATATTTTCAAACGCCGACGCGCAGAATTCGATTATGTTCTGACTGCAAAAGAACCTGATATCAAAGAAGCGTATTCCAACTTTACCAAAACTCAGTTGAAAAAACTTGTGGCTTATTGTGATATGATCATCACCGATGCCATGAAAATTTCTGGTGAAGCTAAAGCTGCTCGCAAGCCTCGTAAACGTAAAGCAAAATCGCCTCAACAATTGATTTCGAAACTCACCTATCTGAAAGAGTGTAAAGAATTTAAATTGAAGTCGATTGAACCTGCCAAAATAATTGGTGCCTCTCAGCTATGGGTCTTCAATGTTAAATATAAACGAATCGGCGTTTATCATGCGGAAGATGCATCTGGTTTCAGTATCAAGGGTTCATCGATTCAAAATTATAGTGAGATGAAATCGATTAATAAAACTGCTAGAAAACCTGAAGATATTTTGAATCAAGTTTTGACTGGTGGAAAAGTTTCTCTTCGTAATTTGATGTCGAGTATGAAGACAAAAGAGATGCCACTAACTGGTCGAATCAATAAAGAAACAATTCTTTTGAAAGTTGTATAAGCGTTACTAAATAATTAAATAAAATGAAAACACATCATGTTAATTTTTGATTTTAATCAAGTCGTTCTGTCTAATCTGATGGAACAAATCGGATACTCCAAATCCTCTGTTGATGAGAGTTTGGTTCGACATATGGTTTTAAATACCATTCGATCCAATGTCAAAAAATTCAAAGAGTATGGAGAAGTTGTTATTGCTTGCGATAACAAACGCTATTGGCGCAGAGAAATTTTTCCAGCATACAAAGCAAACCGTAAGAAAAATCGTGATGCTTCTGGTCATGATTGGGCAACAATTTTTGATTGTATGTCTAAAATTCGCCAAGAATTAAAAGATCATTCACCTTATAAAGTTATCGATGTAGACGGCGCTGAAGCCGATGATGTAATTGGTGCTTTGGTGCGCGAATATTCGAGTCGCGAGCCTATTCTGATTCTATCTTCCGATAAAGATTTTGTTCAGCTACAATCTTATCCCAATGTCAAACAGTATTCACCTATACTGAAAAAATTTATTAAGACAGAAGATCCAAATAATCAGTTGAAAGAACTGATCATTCGCGGTGATAGTGGTGATGGAATTCCAAATGTATTGTCTCCCGATAACTGTTTGATTGAGGGACTAAGACAGAAGCCTATAACCAAAAAAGTTTTTCTTCAGTTGATGGATGTTACACAACCGGTGAATGAATCTGTTGCGAGAAATTGGGACAGAAATAGTCATCTTATCGATTTGAATAGAATTCCTGAATCGATTTGTAAGAGTATTATAGATACATACAGTGAAGTAAAAACTGCTTCGCGACAACAGTTTATGAATTATATGATTCAGAATAGACTGAAAAATTTACTTGAGGTGATTGATGAGTTCTAATTTGTTGTATCATGAAATTTTCGATTTGTTCGAAAAAACAGAAAAGAGGGCAGATAAAATTGAAGTGTTGAGGAAACATGCAGATCAAAATTTTCTCACATTCTTGATTTTCGCTTTTGATCCCAAAATCGAATTTGATGTAGAAATTCCTGTTTATAAACCTTCTTTGATGCCTGCTGGTTTGAATGATCTTTATCTTCATGGTGAAGTTCAAAAACTTTATCGATTTATTAAAGGTCATCCTAAACGACCAGAAGGTTTGACAGCAGTTAAACAGAAAAGCCTTTTTACTTTTCTACTTGAATCTCTGCACAAAGATGAGGCAGATTTGATGATTCGTTGCGTCAAAAAAGACCTACGAATTCCTTTTTTGACGCCTAAATTAATTAAAGAAGCTTTTCCAGAAATTGATCTTGGTGTGAAATGAAAGTTGCTGTTGTAACTCCTACGATAGGCACAACCTATCTCTCAGATTGTCTCAATTCTGTCGATAGCCAGACTTACGAAAACCTGACTCATTATATTTTTCTCGATGGAGAGGAAGAGTATGGTTCTAAAATTTGGCACCAACTTGATGGATTCTCCAAATTAAAAACGGTTCGATTGCAAGAGAATATTGGAAAAGGATGGTATGGGCATAGAGTTTATGCTGCATGTTCTTTTCTAGTGAATGCAGATATTATCTGCTATCTCGATGAAGACAATTGGATAGAAACTGATCATGTAGAAAGACTAGTTCATACCATCCAAAGAAACGACCTCCAGTGGGCATATAGTCTCAGAAAAATTTATGATAAAGAAGGCAATTATCTCTGTGAGGATAATTGTGAGTCTCTAGGAAAATGGCCAACTTATTTCAACAACGAAGTTCACCACATTGATACTTCTTGTTATGCGGTGCGTCGAGATGTAGCCATTAACATTGGTCATGCTTGGTATGGGCAGTGGGGTGCGGATCGAAAATTCTTTTTCAACCTGGCAAAATACTTTTCCAGATTTGATTGCACAAATAAACATACGGTTTGTTATAGATTGGACGGTAATCCTAATTCTGTTTCGAAAGAATTTTTTGAAGTTGGTAATAACGAAAATATTTTAAAATATGGTGGTAAATTTCCATGGAATCAAGAACAGCACTAGTCACCGGTGGATCGGGGTATCTCGGCAGTTTTCTCTGCAAGCGACTGAAGCAAGAAGGCTGGAATGTAGTTCTTTATGACATTAAGCCTCCTCTTCATACTTACTGTGACACTATCATTATTGATAACATTTTGAACCGAGAAATGGTTCGAACAGTTTTTCAAAATAATAAAATTGATGTAGTTTTTCATCTTGCTGGTAGAATTGAAGTCGGTCTTTCTGTTTTAGAGCCTACTAAATTTTGGGAAGTAAATGTAGGTGGAACTTTAATTGTTCTTGATGCGATGAAAGAGTTTGACTGTGAAACTATCTTTTTCTCTTCAACTGCTGGTGTTTATTTTTGTGGAAGCATTCCCATAGATGAAGATGAATGTACCACAGACAATTCTGTCTATTCTAATACTAAACTTTGCTGTGAAAGAGCTATCGAAGACTCTGGCTTAAACTTCGTTATTTTCCGATATTTCAACTTAGCAGGTGCAGATGATGAGATGGGTGAAAATCACGATCCCGAAACTCATTTGATTCCATCGATTCTCAGAAATCTAAATAACGTTACAATCAATGGTGATGACTATTCAACATCTGATGGAACTTGTGTTCGAGATTACGTTCATGTTTTAGATGTTGTTGATGCACACATTGAAGCTTTGAAGTTGGAAGAAAAAAACATTCTGGTTAATTTAGGATCAGGTATCGGCTACAGTAACTTGGAAGTTATTCAAACAATTGAAAATGTAATTGGAGAAAAAGTAAACTACAAGATTGGACCTAGACGGGAAGGAGATCCTAACTTTCTAGTTGCTGATATTAGTCTCGCTAAGGAATTATTGAATTATGAACCAAAACACAACATCGAATCAATCATCAAAACTGCGTATGCTTGGGAGAAAAAAAGAACCTCTTGATGCAATTAGTTTCTCTGTACAAGACAAAATTGAATCTGAGTTTTTAAAACAAAACATTCATTTTTTGTTTGGAGAAATTGATGAGTATAACATTACAAGAGCCATACAGTGGATGCTGTATGAGAATAATTTGGAAGAAAAAAATAAAACTCTACAACTATTCATCAATTCACCAGGTGGAGATTTGTATCAAGCGTTCGCCCTTATCGATGCCATGAGTTGGAGTAAAGTGCCAATTAGAACGATTGGTTTGGGAACTGTAATGTCGGCCGCATTTTTAATTTTTGCTTCAGGTGAAAAAGGCGAAAGATTTATTTCAAAGAATTGTGGAATAATGTGTCACCAGTATACAGATTTCTTTGAAGGAAAATATCACGACCTGGAGTCATATCGCAAAGAAACGGAATTGTGTATTCAAAGAATGACTAATGTTCTTCAGTCAGCAACAAATTTGGATGCAAAAGGAGTTAAAACCAAACTTCTTACTCCCAGTGATGTTTGGTTAACAGCAGAAGAGTTGGTAAAACTGGGAGCAGCGGATCATATCATTTAAAAGGAGAAGAGGTTACTAAAATGATCGGTGCAATTAAAGTTGAAAGAGTCCAAAAGACCAAATTTCGTAAAAATAGTGAAAAGCAAGATGAACAGTTTCAGCAGCAAAAAAAGAAACATCATGACAAGTCATACTACCGTTTAGCAAAAGAAGAGGACGATTATGGCGATCTCGAATTATATACGAAAAAGAATCGAAGAGCTTGAAGAACAAATTCAAAGAAGTCAAGGTGATGTAGATTTTTTGAAAAATGAATTGAAGCGCCTGAAATTTCAAGAATTCGAAGAGGACCTTCGAGAGGAAGACAATAGAAAACTTCTTCAGGAATAGTTGTAAAAAAACAACAACAGATTTGACATTATTTCCCTTTGTGTTATAATCTTTTCATGATGAAAATTCCTTCAGTTGGCTCTACTGTCAGTGTGACTGTTCGATATCGGTCCATTTACTTGTTCGCAACTTCACCATTCGAGGATAATCGTTATACTGGTGTTGTTGTAAAAAATGCTAAGTGGGTTGATGCCGATAGTTTTTCTCTTCAGACACAGGACAAAGAACATCCTGTGAAAATCATAAAAATTGATCGAGTTCATGACTTAAAGGTTTTGAACGGAACATCAATTGACGTTAGACGCTTCAATGTCAAAGGAAAAGGCGGTACTTATACTGTAACCAAGAGTGGGAAAAATTATTCTTGCACTTGTGTCGGTTTCAAGTATCATTCTAAATGTAAACACATAACCGCAGTATCTAATAGCTTGGAGTAAAATATGGATTGTTTTGAAATGATGGTATCTGAAATTGTTCGTTTGAATTCGGATGAAACTCTTCGAACAGAAGAAGAATCTTGTCTTTATGTTGAAAAGATTATGTTGTTCGGATACAACATTACCAAGGGTGTAAAATGACCGAATTTGCATTCTATCTTGATGCATGGTATCATTGCTATAAGAATAAAATTCCTTTGAATAAAATTTATCGTAAAGACTGGAAGACCTGGGCACTCAAATGATGATCTATGTGAATGACCGTTCTCGAAAGGTCAAAAAGCCTACCAAACAATCGGCCATCGAATATCAAGCTTGGCTCGATAGCGTGAACACTCAACGGACTTCCTTTTCGAAGACACCAGTTAAGCGTATCCAGAAGACTTTTCCTGTCGGTCCTAAAGTTCCTCCTGGGCGCGAGACTCCTAGATATCCTAGTATGGATTCTGGTGGTGGCTCCACAACCAAGCCTATTCATGGTAAAGTGTACACTGGTAGTTTAATGAAAGGCATTGGAACTTTACATAAGAGTAACGCGGTACCAATCTTCACCGACGAGGAAGCGCGGGATCAAGCTTCCATGCGAAGGTAATATGGATGTTCAACTGATCGCAATTTTCGTCTCCGGTGCGTTCCTGGGGGCTCTCCTGGGTCGGCTTTTGACGTTTTTTGTGTTGTCTGGTGGACTTGTTGTGATGTTGATTTTTAATCTGGTTTGATGTGTTGTATTTCTGCAACGAAGCTGTAGAAATCTTGACTGTTTTTTCCTTCTGTGTTAAAATTTATTTTTAAATCAATAGGAGTATATCATGGGTCGTAAAGCAAAACCTGGTAACATGGCACCGTTCGAAAAGATTCTCAATCTGATGGTCACTGGTGAACCCGTCACAAAAGAAGAGATTGAAATTCTTCTTGGTGATGAGCTTCAAATGTATTTGGTTTCCGCTTATATGTGGCATGTAAAAACCACTGCAAAGGGTATTGTTCGTGTTTATAAAGACGGACGAAAAGTTCTAGCTTATCAACTTATTAATACCGCCGATGGTATCAAATATTTGAAAGACAAAAATATTTACTTTGCTGGTGATGATGAGCCTATTTCAACACTCGAAGAGTTGAAAGCACAAGTACAAGATAATCATATCGAAAATGTTGTCATTGAAAATGTGGTAAAACAAGAAGATGAATTGGTTGTAACAGAGATTTTGGACAATCAAACAGCATGAACATTTTTTATCTAGATCCGGATCCTCGTCTTTGTGCCGAAATGCATCTCGATAAGCATGTCGTAAAAATGATTATCGAGTATGCACAATTGATGTCCACTGCTCATCGTTTGCTCGATGGTCACCAGTATATCGACAAAACAGCAAACGGTCGCAACATCAAACGATGGCGATTAGATGGACCTAATGAAGTTGTGATGATGAAAGCTTCGCATATCAATCATCCTTCGGCCGTGTGGACTCGCTCAAACAAGCAAAATTACATCTGGCTGCAAAAAATGTGGTATTATCTCTGTAAAGAATATACCTATCGTTATGGAAAAATTCACGCGGTCGAAAAACGTATGGGCACAGAACTTTACGTTTGGCCTACGAATATTCCAGATGGCGATTTTTTTTCTCCTACGCCAGCGATGCCCGATGATTGTAAAGTTCCAAATGATTCGCTGAAATCTTATCATCGATACTATCGAGAACGAAAAAATCACTTTGCCAAATGGACTAAGCGAGAAATTCCTTCATGGTATCAGACTATATAAAGATATGCCGACATATTCATTTTTAAATACTGAAACTGGTGAAGAGTTCGAAATTATGATGAAAATTTCCGAACGTGATCAATTTATGGTTGAAAATCCAAATTTTCAACCAGTCATCAGCGCACCCGCATTAATTTCTGGTTCATCAACATCAAAACAAAATCGTGTACCCGATGGCTTTAAGGAAGTTCTTTCTAAAGTTGCTGAGGCACATCCTAACAGTAGTGTAGCAGAAAAACACGGAAGAAAAACAATCAAACAAGTCAAAACAGATCAAGTTGTAAAAAAACATGTTGAACGGGTTACAGGAGTAAAAACATAAAGGAGAAGGAATGTCTAGACGAGCTAATACTAAAATAAGAATATTAGATGAAGAAGTAAAAACAAATACATTAAAAATAAAGTTAGACGATCTAAAGACATTCCAACCTCTCACACAAAATCAAAAAATATTTTTTGACTCATACAAACGAGGCGACTATTTCGTAGCACTTCATGGAGTTGCAGGAACGGGAAAAACTTTCTGTGCCATGTATAAGGCACTGGAAGAAGTTTTAGACAAGGGTAATCCCTTCAAAAAAATAATTGTTGTACGATCCGCAGTTCAGTCTAGAGAAATCGGTCATTTACCTGGTGATGTTACAGAAAAGATGGAGATTTATCAGCAGCCATATCAACAAATTTGCGAAACTTTATTTGGACGTAAAGATGCATATCAAAGACTTGCTGAACAAGGCTTCGTGGAATTTATTTCCACATCTTTCATTCGAGGAATGAGTTTTGATGATGCGATCATTATTGTTGATGAAATGCAGAATTTAACTTTTGAAGAAATTGATACTGTTATGACCCGTGTTGGTTATCGATCCAAGATTATTTGGTGTGGTGACTATAGACAAACGGATTTGAATAAAAAGAAAAATGATATGAGTGGTATTCTTAAATTTTTCGATATCGCAATGCACATGGAAGCTTTCACTAAAGTTGAATTTACACCAGATGATATAGTTAGATCATCTCTGGTTAAAGATTATATCTTGGCTAAACTCAGGTATGAAGATTCTGTTGAATGAGTTTTATACTTGAAAAAATTTCTGGGTTAGATTTTGATCTTGAGTCTGAAACGACCGAGAGCGGAAGAGTTTATATTACTCCGGAAGGCAATCGATATCCATCTATAACAACAGTTTTATCCGCAACAGATTCGAAAGAAGGATTGATTGCATGGAGACAACGTGTTGGAGAAGAGGAAGCCAATAAAATTATGGGACGCTCCGCACGACGAGGAACAGAACTGCATTTGATATGTGAGAAATATCTTTTGAATGAGATGTCACCGATTAAGTTGAAGATGATGATGCCTCATGTCAAGGAATTATTCTATAAAATTAAACCATTTATTGATACCTCACTGAATAAAGTATATGCTTTAGAGCAGGTACTTTATTCAAATAAAATGAAAATAGCAGGTAGAACTGATTGCATTTGTGAGTGGAATGGTGTATTATCTATCTTAGATTTCAAGAACTCGATTAAAATGAAGAGAGAAGAATATATACAAGATTATTTTTTACAATGTACCGCATACTCTTTGATGTTTGAAGAACTTGTGTCTATTCCAGTGAAACAAATTGTTATATTGGTGGGAGTTGAACAAGGAAATGGACAAATATTCATTAAGCAAAAAAGCAATTATGTTGAGACTTTGCAAAACAGAATAAATAGTTATATGATCGTTTGAAGTTGACTGAAAGGTGTTTCGGACGGCGGTTCGATTCCGCCCAGGTCCACCAGAAGTATATTAGCCCGATAAGACACTCTAACGTCTGAAGTGGGAAAACTGTGTCCTAATATATTTCTGATGGGCCTGACCTGGTTTCGACGGGGCAATAAGTAAGAAGATGGACGATTCGACACAGATAGTCGTTAAAAGTAAAAAAAACGTAAATGCAAACGAAAGCGTCTTTGACGTAGCATTGGCTGCCTAAACACAGCCTAGGGTTTCGGTGGGTTTCCTCGTAACAGAATAACCCACCATTCAAAGGAGATCATTGATGCATTTTATGAAACTTGTTTTCATAGGCATTCTTGGATACTATTTCGCGCAACACTTTCATATACTAGTCGATCAAAAATTTGAAGAGGTTAAAGAGAGTAAGCATCCGCCATATGTCACAATGGCTCAACGCGAAAAAGAACTTGACTGTCTAACGAAAAACATATATTATGAAGCAGGAACAGAACCTTTCGAAGGCAAAGTAGCTGTTGCTCAAGTAACCATCAATAGAACTAAATCAGGTAAATTTCCAAAAGATATTTGTGCAGTTGTATATGAACGAAATTTAGTGTACAATAACCTTATCTGTCAGTTTAGTTGGTACTGTGATTCAAAAGCGAAAGTGAGGCCCATCCATGCAGCAACCTATAAAGAATCCGAGGCTGTGGCTAAAAAGGTACTTCTCGAAGGATTCAAACTTGACATTATCAAAGAGGACACATTATACTATCATGCAGACTACATCAACCCAGGATGGAAAAGACAAAGAGTTGCCAAAATTGGAAAACACATCTTCTACAAAGGCTGATTGGCAAGAAAGACTTTTAACCTTTCGAGAAGGAATCAAACATTTTTTTGAACATAAGTTGAAGCCTAGTACAGCAGAATCGATTGGATGGCTCGGTATTGTTTTACTTCATGCCTCACTTATTCCAACTTTTCTTGCTATAATGGCTGGCATAACAGACAAGACTCCTCCTATCGATCTTGTTTTGTTTATGTGGGGAGCTTTAGTTATGGGATTTATTCGTGCTGCCATTTTGAAAGACACAATAAACGTTCTTACAATTGGTGCAGGTTTTATTGTTAATTCTGTATTTCTTGCTTTGATTTTGTTTAAATGAGTTCATTAGAGAAAATTTTAGCCGACCTGAGATCAGGAGTAATTTCTAAACCAATCGTTAGGCCTAGAAGATGGAAATTGAACTCGGGTCGTAGAAAAAAGAGAGTATTGAAAAGATTTGTTTGGGATTCTTATGACTTTCCGGCTCCCATTTTGAGGAATAATATGGAAGATAATAGTATTTTTGTTGGTGCATCAGACTTTTCCGATTATGTTTTTAGTAAGATGATGAAGGAGCGTTATGACTCCGATTTGTCTACAATCAATCAAGAACTGAAATTGCATGGTAATCGCAAAGTTTGGAGTGAGTATATGATGCAAGCTTATGTTGATTGTAAAATTCTTCAGATGAATGACACTTCAGGTATTATTCTGTTGGATAACTTAAACTTCATTCGATATGATGCATCATCGAATTCTATTGAAGTGAGAATTTATGGTGATGAGAGTTTTGTTCGGAGTGAGTCTGAAACGTTATTGGATGAATTTGAAGAAGTAACATCATATATCGAATGGATTTATTCTGCTAATGGTGATAGCGTAAATGTTCCATTGAACACAAATTTACTTCCTTGTGATGAGATGTATCCCTTCATCGATAGTTCTTTGAGTGAGTATTATGATGCATTCATGAAATCTAACTCAAATGTTCTTCTTTTGATTGGACCACCAGGAACAGGTAAGACAACTTTCATTCGTGGTTTGCTTTCCCATACTGGTTCATCAGCGATGGTCACATATGATGCATCCATCTTGGAGAAAGATTTTGTGTTTGCAAATTTCATTGAGCAGAATGTGAACCTTCTTGTACTTGAAGATTCAGATAACTTTCTCAAAGCAAGAAGCGAAGGCAATTCAATGATGCATCGTTTTCTGAATGTTGGTGATGGTCTAGTCACAACAAAAGGAAAGAAGTTGATTTTTTCAACAAATCTTCCTTCTGTTCGTGATGTCGATGAAGCATTGATTCGACCAGGTCGCTGTTTTGATATTTTGAAATTTGAAAAGCTAGATGGCGATCAAGCTAAAGCTTTGGCTGAAAAACAAGGCTTTAGTTTAAATGAAAAGAAAGATTCTTGGACTCTCGCTGAAATTTTCGGCGACAAATCTAAGACTGATCTAAAAACGAGCCACAAAGTTGGTGGCAAAATTGGTTTCTTTTAAGGAGATATATTATGGCTGTGAAACAATTTAGTATTAATCAAATCTCTGCTGAGGCAGATCGCAAGAAACTTCTCGATGCAATCCGTGAATGTTCTAATTCAATGACTCGTATTGAAGCTGAGAAGGATCTTATTAAAGAAGCAGTGAAGACAGTTTGTGAAGACTTGAAACTACCAAAACGTCTTGTAAATCGTTTGGTAAAAGTGTATCATAAACAAAACTACGATGAAGAAGTTGCTACACATGAACAATTCGAACAACTATATGAAACGATTGTAAAGTAAAATGCCTACAAAAGAAGAGATGTATAAGTTTCATGAAGAAATTGAGAAATTGATTTCTGGAACAGATTACAATTACATGGAAGCAATTATTGAATATTGTAATCGTACAGGAATGGAGGTAGAGGTTGCATCAACACTTGTTAATAAAGATTTGAAAGCTAAAATTGAAATTGATGCACAAGCACTGAACCTACTACCCAAAACACAACGTTTGCCAATATGACTGGATATGAAGCATTTAGCATTTATCATGTTTTGAAATTGCATTTCACAACGAACTATGATTATTTCAAGTACAATGGTAAATGCAACATCACAATCGAAACATTCGAGAAAAGAAAAGACAAATATTATTTTTATAAACTGTCCAGAAAATATGATACGGACGAATATAAAGAATTTGTTATTTCTAATCTATTGAATGATCCTGACTCCTGGGCTGGCAATTTACTGACGGATGAAGCAGGTGAAATTCACTACAATCGAATGAAGCGAATTCAATCATTATCTTACATGTTCAAGAATGATTGTCATGAACTCTCAAATCACGGCAAGGTTAACGATTTGTTAAAGGTTTGTAGTGACTATCCGAAACTCTTTGTACTGAGTAGGCATGGAACGGTCTGTGATGAGACTGTTATCATATTGAATTCATTGATGAATTTTCTGCCTAAATGGAAAGAAAAAATTAAAGAAAATATCATCTGGCCTATTGCTTTTTCCAGGTGGATGAGATATACTCCTTTTGTGAGTTTCGATAAAGAAAAATGTAGGAAAATAGCTCTAGAGGCATTCAAATGATTACGAAAATTTATCTTGATATGGATGGCGTACTTTGTGATTTCGAAGCAAGGTATATCGAACAGTTCGGAGAACTTCCAGCACTATCACGCGCGAACAAAGAATGGTCGGATAACTGGACCAAATTTGTTGAGACAGGGCAATTTAAAACTCTTGATTGGAATCCTGGTGGTCAAACTCTCTTACAAGTTGTAAAAGATACGGGAATCGATATTGAAATTTTGTCTTCTTCTGGAGGCAAAAAGTATCATCCTGTAGTTGAAGATCAAAAGAAATTTTGGTTGCAGAGTAAAGGTATTCATGTGAAGGTGAACATCGTACCGGGACGTTCACTCAAAGCAAAGTATGCAAACTCAAAAAGTATTTTGATCGATGATACTCCCGATGTTATTGAGTCTTTCAATAAAGCAGGAGGTTATGGTATTCTTCACGCTGATGTAAAAGATACCGTAAAAAAGCTAAACCACATCTTGCATGTTGCTAAATAATAGTATATAATGCTTCTGTGGACAAATTAAAATACACCGTTAATACACCGTTATACGAAAGGAAATATCATGTCATTTGCAAATCTTAAACGCAATCGTTCTAGTCTCGATAAACTCACTAAAGCAATCGAGAGCACCACTCAAACCGTCGAAGCAGGGTCAAAAGACGATACCCGATTCTGGCAACCCTCAGTAGATAAATCTGGAAACGGAATGGCAGTTATTCGTTTTCTTCCAGCACCGTCTGCTGATGGGGAAGATGGTCTTCCTTGGGTACGAATCTTCAATCACGGCTTTCAGGGACCAGGTGGTTGGTTGATTGACAACTGTTTGACCACTCTCAATGAAAAGTGCCCTGTGTGTGAACACAATAGCACTCTTTGGAATTCAGGTGTTGAATCAAACAAAGAAATTGTTAGGAAACAAAAGCGTAAGCTTTCATATGTGGCCAACATTTATGTCGTATCTGATCCTTCAAATCCTGAAAATGAAGGAACTGTTCGATTGTTTAAGTTTGGTAAGAAAATCTTCGATAAGATTACTGAAGCTATGAATCCAGAATTTGCGGATGAAAAGCCTCTGAATCCGTTCGACTTTTGGGAAGGTGCAAACTTCAAACTCAAGATTCGTAACGTCGAAGGTTATCGTAATTACGACAAATCAGAATTTGCAGATCCTTCTGCTCTTTTTGATGGTGATGATGCTAAACTTGAAAAGCTTTACACTCAAGAATATTCACTCAAAGAATTTCTTGATCGTAAGAATTTCAAGAGTTATGAGTTGCTTAAAGGTCGTTTGGATAAAGTTCTTGGTTTCGAAAGTGATACCGAGGATGCTCCTGCTCCCGCGCAAGCCCGTGTGAGTGAAGCCCCAAAATCACTTATTTCAGCTACAACTAAATCACCTGTAACTGCTGAAGATGATGATCTAGATTATTTCAAATCTCTAGCAGAAGCAAACTAAAAAAGAAACCCCGCGAAAGCGGGGTTTTTACTATCTCGTAGTTCCTGGAAATGATAAATTGAAAAATAATTCAACAGCATCCGGATTGCCCACTTGCGGTGTTGATGGTTTTGGTGCTGATGTTTGTTGTACCACTTGAGATTGAGGAACAGGAATAGTGACAACGGTAGGTTCAGTTTGAACACTAACACTTCTAGTTGCTGTTGATAAATCTGTACTTTGTTTAGTTAACATAAGTCCTGGTATTTTCTGTAAGTTATCTATTCTTTTTTGCATAGCTTCATCTGATTTATCAGTTGGTCTAGACATTCTAAGACCGAAATATCGTGTTGCTTTTTCCACATCTGTTATTGATTTGAAGATTTCATCATCACGAGGACTCTTCTTCATCACCTTTAACATTGCATCAATATTTTTTTCGGGATCCAATAAATCCCGCACACTAAATTCAGGATGAGCTTTTCTATTGATTTGAAATAGACCGTAGCTCTCTTCTCCTGGAGCACGACTTTTTATTAAAGGATTTAATCCTGATTCTTGTATTGCATTTGCTACAGCCGCTTGAGCTTGAGCTTCTGAATAACCTGCAAGCAAAAATTTAGATCTTATCAAATCTATCATAGCTTTTGAGCTATGATCAACTCTGGTGGGGCTTAAGCCTCTAGCCGATGATGTTGCTTGTGTAGTTGAATCTGTTGTTAATCCTCTTTTTCTTAAAGATTCTTCTATGATTGCATTATAGTTTTCATTTCCAGGTAGAGCAAAATTTTTGCCTGTCATTCTCATCGATTCTATTTTTTCGAATCTTGCATTTCTTTCTATCATCAATTCTTCTAATTTTGCTGTGGCTTGAACAATGTCTTTATCTGCCGCTTCGCTAACTATTTTAGGAATAGCACCTCTTCTTCCATATTTCTTTATTTCTTCATTTGCACCTTCTATTTTCGATCTCTGTTCTGCAATATCTTTGTCTATATCTTCTTCCGTTCTCGTTTGAGTAATTTTTCCCATAATATAACCAGCAGCAGCACCCGCCAATCCTCCTAATGCGGCACCTTTTATTCCGAACAAACTTCCGACACTTGCTCCTATAGAAGCACCTAATGTCAACAACAATTCTGGTTTATATTGGTTTATAAATTCTTTAAAATGAAAAGAAAATATTTCACCCAATTTACCAAAATTAGTAGCTAAAATTTTGAAAGCCGATTCTGTATATGCTAAAGTAAATTCTGTTCCCCTCTTAATTGTGTCTTTTAGATAATTAAAATCGTCACCAAATTTTTGATCAATCCAGTCATATATGTCTGTAAATTTTTTTGTATTAAATATATTGTTTAAATTTTCTGCTAGTTGTCTCAGAATAGGTTCTCCACTTTCTAAATTTATACCTAAAACTCCAGCAATACCTTTTTTGACGGACTCATAAATTCCTTTGAAGTCGATGTCTTCGCTCATTTTTTTAATTGCGTATGCGGAAGCAGCTATTCCCACTATTCCCAAAAGTGGAGATATTGCTATTATGCTACCTAATGTTCTAAAAATAACAGATCCTACTGATCCTCCAATTCCAGACATTCCGGCTATGATACCACCCAAAAAAGATGATGAGCTAGATTGTTTTTGTGGAGAAGTTGATTGAGATGGTGTGTCTCTTTTTGTAATAATACTTCTCGCGATGACACTTTCATTCGCTGTATTTCTAACGTTTCTTTTTGTCGAATCTGTTTTTGTTGTTTCTCTTCTATCAGCCATTCTCTTAAATAGAGAAGATATATTTGACAAGATGGAGTTTTGTCTTTTCACCATCAAGTTCATATTGAATGCACTTGTTTTAGGATCATCTAATTGTTTTACTGGCGTTTTTTCTTTCGAATACATTTGATTAAATGTATCATTTCTTTGTGAGGAATTTATCCAAAGAGCATCTGCTGCTTTCGCCGACTTGCCGGTAACTTTTTTTGTTAATGATGTTATGTTTTGGCGAGTTATATTCATATCTCGCGCCATCATGTTCATATTCAAAGTATTCTTGGCTACGACTTTTAATAAAGCCTCTTGTCTCTCATTAGATTGTTGTAATGAAGTTAATTCTACCGATGGCGTATCAGATAGTCCTGAAACTTTAGCGCCAGTTTTTTTTATCGGTGAATATCCTTTTCCAAAAATTTTCTGACCAGTCGAACGAATGAATCCTTGTCCACTAAAAAGTAGATTTCTTATATCCATTCGTTCAACAAGTCCTTTTCCAGCTGCCGCTCCCAAAGCGGCTAAAGCGCCCTTGTTTTTTAGTTCTTGGCGATATATGGTAGAAAATTTAGTTGCCATTATTGTTTTCTTCTTGCTAGTTGTTGTTGTCTAATCTTCTCATTTTCTTCATCAATATACTTGAGAAGTAGCGTAACGTATATACTTCTTTCCCAAGGCATCATATTGTCCAACTCTGTCAAACTGTATTTGTGATGTTGCATAAGAGCGAAATTTGTTTGATAGTGATTGCCCAGTGATTCATAACGAAAAATTATCCGAAAAAACTTTGGATTCCTTCTAGTATCAGATATTCCTCGTAGTTACACTTCGGACATTTAAATGCAATTTCCTTTTTCAATTTGGGTAACGTTTCGAAAAAGTTTTGTATTTTTAAAAATTGTTCTCTTGTTAGACTGTCGATGAAATCCACCAATTCGTGTTCTTGAACATCTTTTGCATAAAAAATTGACTCTTCATCATATATGTAATCAATAGAATTGATAATAGTTTTTGCTACTACATCAGCAGCAGAAACTTTTTGATTATTTTTTGTTAGTTCTTCTATTCCTTTGTATGTTGGATATTTCATTACGATGCCCAACTTTGGAGTCAATTCTATTTTTTCAGTCACATTTTTTAAGTCTGGTTCAACTTCGAGAGCATTAAAACTTAATTTTACTAGATTGTCACATTTCTTTTTTTCGTTTTCAACTTCAACATCATTATTGCATCGATATTGCAATTCGACCATCTCGCTAACGGATCTTGCTCTCAAGTGCATAAAAAGAAATTCGAAATCGACTATCGGTAAATCATCGATATCGATTTTACTCACTATACAGTTATTTAAAATTTGTTTAATCGCTAGTAAGATAGAATCTTCATTATCTGATTCCATTGCCATCAAAAGAATTTTTTCTTCCTTGACAAGAAATGGTCTAAACTTAATCTTCTTTTTACTGAGAGGTAAAGTTAATTCATATAGAGGCACATCAATTTTGGGTAACATAAATTCTCCATTAAAAAATCTGTTTAATCTCGGCCACGGTTCCTTTTACGATATTCTGCAATGCTTTTCCTGTGGGTGTGCCTGCGATTCCAGCACCAACAAGTGCTGCTCCTATTGCACCAACATCATAAGCACCTTTGTATATCGTTTTAAATTTTTGATATGCGAATTGGACAGTAAGTCTATGAAATCCTTCTTCCGACCAACTTAAAGTTTGTGCATTTATAGATTTAGGAAAAGCATCTATCAAGTCAACTGCATATATTTGTTTAAAGAAATCGTTGTATTGTACTATTTTTATATCCGTTAGAAATCTAGTTTTTTCACCTTTTGCGAATCTTGTATTATTAGTATCTGTTGGAACTATTGCTTCCATCCATCTATCGAATAATTTTCTTTCGTAGAAATCGTTTGTACAAATAAAGGTAAAAGAAATATCTCCATAAACTGCTTGTCTTGGAACTTGAAAAGATGGACCGTATATTTGAACTTCATCTGTTTGTAAAGATTTACCTGGCAATTCCGTAGATTCACATTGAAGTGCTAGATAACGACTGATGACAGGATCATAATTTCTGGATCCGTCTTCTGTTCCTATTGCTCTGGCAGTAATGTCCGAAAAAACTGAATTGGGTAAATTCAAAAGTCTTTCGATAACGCTTGTCGAAACAAATTCACTTATGTATCGAGGAATCGGCATAATAACCTGAAAACGATTAGGTTTAGCCGGACCATCTTTAGAATTTATATTGGATAAGAATAATTGAGGTAGGAATGCCATTAGAATTTTTTCCTTGAGTCTGCCCAGACTTTGCTGGTACTCGCTTTTTGAAACTGTTCGACAGGAAGTAGTGCAGCAATGTCCCATTCGTTTGCGTGTATTTCGACAAATTTGGATTCAACATGACTCGATAGATAACGCTTCAAACATGGTGTTGCCTCATAAGCCTGCGAAAAAGCAGAAAGAGCTTGATAATTTAATCTAAGTTTTGTGCTTTGATCATAAGCATGATTCGATGCAAAACTACTTAATTTGTCTAAAAGTATTATCCTATGTTTAGGATGAATATAATGTAAATTTAGACCTAAGAATCCGTCATTGTAAAGTTGAATGGGTATAACTAATGGAAATCTATCGTAGTATGGTAATTTATCTTTTGTTTTTGGATCATAGTAAAAAAAGTACATGTGTCCAATAATATTGGTTATAGTTTTTCTTTCATTTCCTCCAGTCATAATCTTTCTTGCTGTAGGATTTAATTCTGGTATTTTTGAGCGAAGCCAATCTCTAGCTTGCTTGGAGCGAGCATTATATCCAGTTTTTGACAACTGTTGATTTATTCTGTCCATTAGATGTGCCATGGCTATATTTATTAGAATATACCCAGATCTTTTTCGGTAAGAATCTTAAATTGCCATCCATGTTCATGACAAAATTCATCCGCGGCTTTCCATTTCATTTGATTTATAGCATAAGTTGCCGCTTCCTGAATGAATTTTTTAGTTTTTCTTTTTTGCGTTGGTTTTTTAGTTTGAGCTTCTGGTTTTACCTCAATAACATATGTCATAACTGTTCCGTCTTTCCTTTGTACTTTAATGATAAAGTCGGGAAAGTATCTGTGTCTTTTCCCGTCAACTGGAGAGATGTAAGGAATGGCTAACTCTTCAGATGACCACCAGATGATGTTTGGATGATCATCAAAATATTTCATACAACGAAGTTCCCAGGAGGATCGATAAATGATGTTTTCTGGGTTTCCCTTGTATTTTTGTGGGTTTTGTGGCTTAAACCAGCCTTTGTAGGTGTTTTTTCCGTATGACATATAAATATGTAGTCAACTCATAGGAAAGCTATGTCCCTATTCAATTTAAAAGACATTCGTTATATTAAGAATGATACCAGAAATTTCACACAAGTTTCTAAGAGATATGACTCGAATGTATACAGATATCCAATAGATGTAGGAAATACCGATAAAGGACATTATATGATGATTCATATAAATGTCCAACAAAAGTCTAGATTTCAGGCAAATATAGACGAGCAAAATGTTCCTTCCATATTCAAGAGCCCGAATAGAACTGGTGGTCCTAACAATGTTGGAGGTTATTTTGAAAATGTTGTTGGCTCTTTAATATCTGGCGGTTCAAATGTTATTAGTCGAGCCGCTCAAGAAGTTCAATTTGACGGAGCTTCCAAAACTACACAGACTATCTACAATCTATCTGAAACTACTCGAAAATTTGCCACAGGTGCTGAAAAACTTTTACCCGACACTTTTAAAGATATTATCAGAGGTTCAGCGTCTTCGGTCAGTTCTTTGAATAATGTGAATTTTTTGCGAACTATAAAGAGAACAACAGATAGTATTGCGTTATACATGCCGAGCACATTGGCTTATACACACAATCAGCAATATAATCAACTGGAAATGGCTGGCGAAAATGCTGCATTTTTCGGTGCTCAAGCCTCAATTTTAGCTGATGCTTTCAACGGAAAGTTAACGGCTGAAGATGTTGGAAGAAATTTGACACCTTTCCTCGCCCAAGCTGTTTCAGGATTAGTTTCGGGTATTTTGGGTCAAAATTCTACGCAAGCTATTTTTACTGGTGTGACAGGTTTAGTTCAAAATCCTTTGATGGAATTGATTTACTCTAGACCAGAATTTAGAACATTCAGATTTGATTTCATGTTTAATCCTAGAAGTGAGATTGAAGCTAAACAAGTCTACGATATAATTGAGAGATTAAAATTTCATCAAGCACCGGAGGTCGCTCAAGGAACAGCAGGTTATTTTTTAGTTCCTCCTTCGGAATTTGATATTGAATTTTATTATAATGGAATTGAAAATCCCAACATTCCAAAGATTTCCACCTGTGTTTTGAGAAGCATAGATGTGGATTATGCTCCAGGCGGATTTCAAGCATATGAGATTCCAGGAGAAGACTATCCTTCACCTGGTAGAACTGGTAGTCCTGTGAGTATTAGAATGAGTTTATCATTCCAAGAAACAGAGATTGTGACCAAAGGTGATCTACAGGGAAATAGAAGTGCATTAGAAAGAGCACAAACTGAAATTGGACCAGGCTAATATGGCTAATTTTTTTAAATATTTTCCCAAAACAGTTTATAATTTAGACGATTCTTTCGGATTAGATGCTATCACTAATCTGACCACCACATTCTCATTTGATGATAACATTTTACAAAATTCAATTTTATATTATGAGTATACTATCTCCGATGGAGAAACACCAGAAATTGTTTCACATAAAATATATGGTTCTTCAGAAAAACATTGGCTAATAATGAAAATGAATGGTATTAGTGATGTTAAAAATGATTGGCCTTTGGATCAAATAAGTTTTAATGATGCTGTTGATGCGAAATATGCAAACAGTGCAAATGTTGGTGAATCTGGAATAGAATGGGCAAGATCGAATATTCATTCTTATTATAAAATAGAAACCAGAAGATTAGTATTAAGCGGTGAAGAAACTGTTGATACTATTCAAATAGATGCTAACACTTATGCGAATGTTTCGAGTTATAGTACATCGTATACTTTACCAGACAATTTCGTTGTAAATTTAAGCGTTGATAAAAAAGCGAAAACCCACTATGATTATGAAATCGAAGAAAATGAGTTGAAAAGAAATATTAAAATTTTGAAAAGAGAATATATTGATATCATAGAGAAAGAGTTCAGAGAGATAATGCGTAATGGACGATAGAATTCTTCAAACCACACAATTTACCGTAAAGCAATTAGCTATTGTTTCGAAGATAGGAACAATTGATATAACTGGTTTATTTGAAGAGTTGAACATTTATGATAGTATTTTTAATCCCTGCATGACAGGAAATATAGTAATACGAGATGCCATAGGACTTTCCGATAAGTTATCATTTGATGGATCGGAAGCATTAATAGTTAATATGGGTAAAACATCCGAAGAGGGTTTAATAGAAAAGTCTTTTCGAATATACAAACAAAGTGATAGAAAATCCATTAGCACATCGGAAGAACAATATATTTTACATTTTGTTTCCGATGAGTTTATTTTATCCCAACAGATAAAGTTGAGACAATCATTCAAAGAATCTTATACAAATATAGTCTATAATATAGCATCTAATTATCTGTCGATGTCACAATCTAATTTTGGTATATTGGAAAATTCTATAGGTAATAGAGTTCTTTTAATTCCAAATAGATCTCCATTCGAAGCGATAGATCTTTGTTGTAGAAGAGCAATAAATTATAGAGGATCACCCACTTTTATATTTTTCGAAAATAGAGAAGGATATAATTTCGTAACTTTATCGACCATGCTTGCAAGACCAGAAAGATTCTATATTAATTTTCAACCTAAAAATTTAAAAGATGATCGTTATGAATTAATGGGTGCCCGACATTATGAAGTTATTTCCCAATTCGACTTAAATAAGAATATAACATCTGGTCTTTATGCTGGAACATATTTGGGATTTGATGTCACAAATAGATCAGTAGTGAAAAAATATGTGGATTTCGATTCAACATACAATCTAAGTGAACACGCGAATAAAACTCCTCATGTGGGTATAATTAAAAATAGAGCTGGATTCGAGAACGTTAAGATGTTTGATTCGAGAGTTGTTTTTTATCCTACATCCGTTCTAAGTTCAAAAAGTGATTATGTTAGAGAAAATGATCCTTTTTCAATTGATACTGATGATGATAACTATAATTATTTGATACAAAGAGAAGCTTTATATCGAAATTTGATATCTAAGAGAATTAGAATTGTTATGCCTGGTAATTTTGATTTATCATCAGGATTTACGGCAAATCTATTGGTGCCAAAAAGAGGTGAAAAAGACGTATCAGAATCAACTGAAGATTTATCTCTTAGTGGAAAATATTTAATTGTTGCAACTCGACATATAGTAAGCTACCAAAAACACGAGACAATAATTGAAGTTGCAACAGATTCCAACAATAGAGATACGATGTATTCAAGTACACAATCGCAAAGTGATGCTCTAGAGGTTTATGCTTAAATGTATAACGCACAAAATTTAGATCCTAGTTTTTCTGGACTTAATTGGTTCACATGGTTTGTTGGTGTTGTAGTTGACATCGATGATCCACTTAAATTGGGAAGAATGAAAGTTAGATGTTTTGGATTTCATTCTTTAGATCCAGCCATAATGCCAAAAGAACATTTACCATGGGCCGAACCTATTCTTCCTCCAAATCAGAGACAAACCAGTTTAGATGTTGTTCACGGTGACTGGGTTGTAGGTTTTTTTATGGATGGAAGATACGCACAGAAGCCTGTTGTTTATGGTGTGTTTAATGGATTGAAAAATGGTGAGGGTGTTGATGAGTTAACAACAAACCAATTAGCAAAACTTCCTCAGTATGCTCAAAATATTATTTTGAGTGAGGACGGTAAACCTACAAATCCCAGACTTTCTTATACAGTAGTTGGTAGCACGATATCACTAAACAATAAGAGAAGAGAACATGTCTGTGATGTTTCGATGGAAATGAAACGGGCTGCATCTTGGGTCAGATCAAAATTTAGTGAATTTATGAAAATTATTCGTGAAGGCATACGCGCAGCATTAAAAGCATTGGGAATTAGTCCTGATGGCACTTCAGCCAGATTGAAAGAACTGGCGCAAGCTATAGCTAGAGAAGCAAATCAATTACGGAATTTTTTAAAGGATGTTAATGTAGCAATCGAAGTTTTCAATGCTTTTGTTTCTCATGTTAATCAGATGATAGAATGGATTCTCTCTTTACCCGAAAAACTTTTAGCTCTTTTGGCTGGTTGTTTAGAAAATTTAAGAAGATCTTTAGCAATAAGTTTTTCCGAATTATTTTCTGTTAAAGGAGCATCTTCTGATTTATCTGCGTTTACTGAAGCAGCACAAGAAGTACAAAAAACATTAGGAGCTGCTGTACAAACTGCTGGAAATGCCGCTGCTGCGGCTGCAAATGCTGCTGCAACGGCACAAGTAGTTTCATCAACAACTTCCATATCATTTAAAATATAAAGATGACTACGAAACCAGTAAAAGATTATTCTTGGACAGAACCAGAGTCGGAAGTTACCGATGATAATCCTCCTGATTATCCATATAATCACGCAACTGTCACTCGATCAGGTCATTCATTTGAAATGGATGATTCTAAAAATCGCGAGAGGATACGCTTGCAACATGGCGGTGCGAAAACCGATGGTATCGGCACTTTTTTTGAAATGCAATCGAATGGAGATATGGTAACAAAAGTTGTAGGCGATAACTATGAAATTGTTGCTGGAAGAAATAATGTTCTCATAAAAGGAGTTTGTAATATAACCATTGAAGGTGATTCTGTAGTTCATGTTAAAGGTGATAAGTATGAGAGAGTCGATGGTAATTATTACAGAGAAGTTAGAGGAGATTTTACTCAAACAGTGGCGGGCGAATCTACGTTTCAATCTTTAGGTGATACTTTCATAAATTCTGGAGATCCGAATTCTATTGTTCCTAGTGGCGTTATAAATTTGAGAGCGGGCGATTTTGCATATATCGATAGTGATTTATTGGTTGCTGGTTCCGCTACAGCCGATATGGTTACAGCAATAACGAAAGTCAACGGTGGTACACAAGTGACTGCTGGTCCATTAGGTTTTGTTTCTGAAGCAGGAGGACTAGCTGTGGGTTCCGTCATCGCTGTTCCTTTAACTGTTACTGCTGGTGTTGCGGTAAAAGCACCAATAATTTCGGGTACAGTTGTTAATGATGCAACGGGTTCTATGATGACTATGAGAATGCAACACAATGTTCATAATCATATGGCATTTAGAGGACCAACATCTACTCCACTTAAAAAGATGATTTAGGAATTTTTATAATGGCAAATGCAAACGTTTTATACGGAAGACTAAACTTCAATTTCGACACGGCTAAATTTGGTGATGCCATTAATTTAAGTGACGGAACCAAAGAGTTTTTAAATACACAACCAATAGTTTTGACGGATTGGCAAATATCAGATTTGGCAAACTCTAATGTTGCATCATCCACTAATTATTATAAGAATCCAGTTATTAATGTTTCCAATTCATTAAGAGCTAATGTTTATAATTTATATAATGTTTTCACTACCATAGAAGTTTTTGATGACAATGGAGCTAATTCTCAGTCATTGAATATTATGTCAACTGCCGCGAATTTGATAATACAAATCGACGATTTTAAATCTCATACAGATAACATATCTGGAGTAACACCAGCATACGATAACATCATCGAAAACTCACAGGTTGTAATAGAATATCCTGATTATGAAAAAATCATATCTTTAGGAAGAGATTTGGTTATGCTTTTAAATGCCACGGATAATAGACAAGATGCCACTTCCGTATTAGGGTCCATGACCAGTTTATTCATAGAAAGTGATATTTCAAATACTAATTTACTGATTGTGTCGAGTAGAAATTCTACCAATAATACATTAAGAATTGTCGGAGAAAGTGTATATTCGAATATGTCATATTCTTTAGCTAATACAATATACTCAACTGTTTTATCCGCGAATACACTGATAGCATCTAGACGAGAGCATGATTGGAATTTTTATAGACAAGGATTATCGTTAATGAAAGATTATGCAAGTGTCACAAAATTGGAGGACGTTGGAGCCACACAAGAATATTTGATTAAAAATTATATCGGTACTGATTCTTATAAAAATAAACTTTCGGCAAATAACTAATAAATAAGACATGCCAACAATAGTCGCACAAACAACAAGAAAATATAAAGACTTAGATTTGTCTTTCACAGCACATCCTATAAAAAAGGATGTGAATAAACACGTTGATGACTTAGCGGTCATTAATTCTGTTAAAAATTTAATTTTGACGAATCATTATGAAAGACTCTTTAGACCCGAAATTGGTTCAAATGTATCTCGAATGCTATTCGAACCAATGGACACAATATCAGCTAGATTACTGCAGAGAGAAATTGAACAAGTTTTGACTAATTATGAACCTAGAATTGAGGTTAGAGAAATTTCCGTTTCTCCTGATTTCGATAATAATCGATATAGTGTGGGTATGACATTTTTAATTAATAACACATCAGAGCCCGTAGTTATACAATTTTTTCTAAACAGAGAAAGATAAAATGACTGATCGTTTAATTGTCACAGATTTAGATTTTGATACTATCAAAACTAACTTAAAAAATTTTCTTAAACAACAATCTGAATTCCAAGATTACGACTTTGAGGGATCAGGTTTAAATATTCTTCTTGATGTCTTGGCATACAACACTCATTATAATGCGTATTATTTAAATATGATAGCGAATGAATCTTTTTTGGATACCGCGATTCTGAGAGATTCTGTTGTTTCACATGCTAAAAGAGTTGGCTATGTTCCTCGGTCTTCATCGGCGGCAGTGGCCACGATTAGAGTAACTGTTCAAACAAATGATGTTACTCCTGGCACATTAACTATTCCAAAAGGTTATGTTTTCTTATCTTCAGCTTTGGACGGTATTTCATATCGCTTTGTTACAATGGAAGCGTATACCGCAAATAAAACAGGAACAACTTTTGTATTCAATAACGTTAAAATTTATGAGGGTCAATTAGTAAACTTCTCATACACGAATAGTTACTTGAATAATCCAAAACAATTATTTACGATACCCAGTTCTAAAGTTGATACATCGAAGATAATTGTCAGTGTAAGGCAATCGGTTGCTAATGTTCAAACTACCATTTATCAAAAAGTAAATGATGCATTATCTTTAACAGCCAATTCAGAAGTTTATTTTTTACAAGAAGGTAAAAATGGTCAATTTGATGTATATTTTGGAGATGGTGTTTTAGGTAAAAAAATTCCTGATGGTGGCGTTGTGAATATGGAATACTTGATAACGAATGGAGATGCTGTAAATGGATCAAATAATTTTGTATCTACGGCTTCCATAAATGGATTTACAACAATTTCTGTCAACTCTATAAGTGGAGCTTCAGGCGGTTCACAGAGAGAAACGGTCGAACAGATAAAATTTGGCGCACCATTAAGCTTATTGTCCCAAAATCGTGCTGTTACTAAAAATGATTATATTAAATTAATACAACAAAAATATCCTTTTTTCGAGGCCGTAAACGTTTGGGGTGGTGAAGAGAATGATCCGCCAGTTTATGGAAAGATTTTCGTTTCAGCGAAGCCAAAATTAGGTTTCGAAATAACTCAAACAGAAAAAGATTTCGTGAAAGAAAAAGTATTAAATCCTATTAGCATACTGACTGTCACACCAGAAATTATCGATGTTGACTATAATTATTTAAAAATAATTTCAACTGTTTTCTATGATCCAACAAAAACCACGCAGACTGAACAAGAACTGAAAAACTCTTTAAAGAGTTTAATTTTGACTTATTGTAACAACAACTTAAATAAATTCAATTCATACTTTAGATATTCAGGATTAAAAACAACGATAGATTCATTCAGTTCTTCGATATTATCAAATGAAAGTGAACTCTTTGTTGGTAAAAAATTCAGACCAATTTTGGGACAATCTGATAGCTATGTTCTAGATTATGGTTTTGAGTTGTCCAGAGGAACAACGAATGATAATTTCTACTCTTCTCCAGACTTCAGTATTGCTGATGAAGAGGGCATATTGAGACAATGTTTTTTTGAAGAAGTGCCATCATCTTTCACTGGTTTAGAATCTGTTACAATAATAAATCCAGGATATGGATATACATCAACACCTTCTATAAATATAGTTGGTGATGGTGAGGGCGCCAAGGCCACTGCTGTTATAGTGAATGGTAAATTATCAAGAATAGATGTTACAAATCCTGGTGTTGGATATACGACTGCCGCAATACAAATTGTTGGTGGAGGCGGCAAATTAGCAGAAGCTCTTCCTATTTTAGAAGGAAGATTTGGACAAATCAGGATATCATATTATAAGACGGATGAAGTGAGTAATCAAAATACAAAAGTGATTTTGAATAAGGGAAGAAATAACGGTGTAACGGGTAAAATAGATTATTTCTTAGGTAAAATTTATATCGATAATTTTTATCCATCGTCTGTTAATAATGATTTCGGAGATATTATGGTGCACATAAGACCGAAAATTAATGTAATTCAATCGAAATTGAATCATATGTTAGTTATAGATTCACAAGATCCTTCTAGCGTTGTTGTAAAAACTGTCACAATTTGATGAATAAATTTCAAACATCCAATCTGATAAAAAGTCAATTACCAGATTTCGTAAGAAACGATTATCCAAAATTCGTTTCATTTCTGGAAAAATATTATGAATGGCTTGAACAGACTAATAAAGTTAATTATGGTATAGATTCATTAAAAAGATCTATCGATATTGATGATGCGGATTCTTTTTACATCGATAAATTTAAAAACGATCTTTTACCATACTTCCCAAAAGATTTTTCTGTCAATAAAGAGCTTTTTTTAAAAGTAGTAGAATCTTTTTATAAATCCAGTGGAACAATCGATTCTGTAAAATTTTTATTCAGAGCGTTGTATAATGATGATATAGAAATTTATTATCCAAAAGATAGTATTTTAAAAACTTCCGATGGAAAATGGGTTCTTCCCTTAGCTTTAAGAATTGATACGAATGATAATAATATATTCAATATAGGTAAAACTTTACTAACTGGCGAAAAATCTAAAGCTACGGCTATTGTTGAGAAAGTTATAAAATCAGTTGATCGACAGTTGGGAATATCTTATATTGAAGTTTATATATCGAACATAGAAAGACTTTTCGAAACTGGCGAAACTGTATCCGCAACGTATATTGATAATAATACCAATCTTCCTGTAACAGTAACCGGAAGATTGATAGGATCGCTTTCCGAGATTAAAATAAGTCCTGATAATAGAGGTCTCTTTTATAATGGATATGATCCAGAAATTAGTTATGATGGTGATCCGGTAAGTATCGTTGGTGGTTTGAACCCTAGTGCTAATAATCCTGTCGGCGCAATCGCTTATGTTGGTGAAACCACTAAAGGTGGAATAACTGAAGCTACAGTTATTAATGGAGGATTCGGCTTTAGAAACGAAATAGTTTTTCCTGGCTCATCTTTAATAGATTTCAAAGGAGGATTTGAAAATTCTTCTTTGGGAACTGAAGCGCAAGCTTCAATTTTATTAATTGATGAATCGTCTGCTAGAGTTATGAATGTTTTGAATATGTCAATTTCAACATTAGATGGTTTAGGATCCAATACGAATTTGTCGGGAACGGGAAGTATAGTACCATCAAGTAATTCTGTTACAGGAACAGGAACATCTTTTTTAACACAATTGACAGTCGGTGATGCAATTTATGTTGGCAGTCATTTACGCGAAGTTAGTATAATATCATCAGATACTTCTTTAAATGTTACAATCGATTTCACCACAACAGAATCTTCTCTGGCATTAAAAAAAGCAGGAAGAACAATTTCAAGAATTAGAGGTAATACATTAAACACCGTTTCAACATCTTCAACCTTTAATGTTCATAGCTTGGCTGCCGTTGCTGTAACAGGCTCTGGAGGTGGATATAGAAGCAGACCCACCGTGAAAACATATAGTTTCTATAATGAAAATTTGGAAGATGCATTAATCATCACTTCATGCACAGTTGTTAAAGGTACCAATTTAGTTTCAGACAATTCTCAAAATTTAAAAGATTTTTTAGAAGAAGGCGATTATGTTCGTCTTTTTGTAAGAAACAAATATGAGGAAGTTAAAAAGATCATATCTCTTACAGAGAATGATCTTTTTTTCGAAGATTATTTCGAAAACGATATAACGAATGTTTCTGTTTTTAAAATTAATAGAAATGATGTATATAATTTAGGATCGATTGGAAGAATTAACATAGTCGAATCTGGACTAAACTATTCTAATGGCGACATCTTAATATTCACTGGAGGTTCTGGTTATGGTGCTAATGCTTTTGTCACAGTTAATAATTTAGGTTCCATAACGAAAGTTACAGTTAATAATCATTCTTCAGGCGCTTACATAATAGGAGGTGAGGGTTATAGGAGAGATGCTCTTCCTAATATTACAGTTCAAAGTGCGTCGGGTACAGGTGCGTCTTTACGAGTATCGGAGATCGTAGGTGATGGTGTTTCTTATGGACTAACGACATCTAGAATTGGAGCGATATCGACGATTCGAGTTGTCAGTTACGGTTATGATTATGTGGAAGCACCAAAAGTGTCACTTAGAAATGCTGATTTATCATTAATGGGTGTAACAAAAGGACAGATTTTTGTATCTAATACTGAAGTTTATCAGGGAACTTCAAACTCATCATTCACGTTTAAGGCGACAGTAGATTCATATAATTCTGCTACAGGAAAACTCAGAATTTTTGATTATAAAGGTTCTTTAGACACATCGAAATTATTGGTTTCCGATAATGTTTTAACAACGAATGCTATTGTTGGCACTGTACAAAATTCCTTATTTTATGGTAATGGAAATGCTAAAGCCACATCTAAATTCGAAAATGGTTTAATACGTTATCCTGGAATATATTTAAATTCTGACGGTCAAGTTAGTGCTGATAAAAAACTTCAAGATGAGAAAAGATATCACAATTACTCTTATGTCATAACAACCGAAGTTGATTACAAGAAATTCAAAAATACTCTTAATGATATAGTTCATCCTATTGGAACTAAAACATTCACTCTTAGAAGTGATGATAATTTAGAAAATGTTTTTTCTAATAGTAATACGTTTTTTATAAAAACTCTATCGTCGGAACATCAGTTCAATATAGCTTTCGGCTCTAATAATATAATTTCCACAAACAATAGTGCAAATTTAATGTCATCTATAAATGTTGGTGATGTTATTATTTTAAACAACGTCAAAAAATCACTAAATGGTTCAGTTTATGTTGCATCAGGATCAAATCTCCTTTCAACAAATTCAATCACTATGAATTTCATTAATGATTTTCAAGACGGCGATGTCATTACTTTATCGACTGGAGATGTCGCAGAAATAAAGAGTGTTTCCAACTCTAATAGCGCATTTTTACTTTCTAGCATAAATGTATCTTCGAGTGCTGCAACAGTAAACATTTCATATGATGAATTTGCTATAGTATCTTCTCTAAATGCTAATGTGATTGTAACAGGAACAACATTTAAATCTAATGGAAGCAATTTGAGTGCTACCATACAAAAAGTCAGATAAATACAAATATGTCTACTCTTATAACGAAAAATTTTAAAACGCTTCTGGCGAAGCAAGTTTATAATCTGATGGAGATTGGAGCGAATTCTTATCTTCCTACAGAAAGAAAATCTTATGTTTATGCATTTTTAGGAAGACAGCTTCCATGGAATTCTGGTGTTGAGTCTCCGCCCACACCCACAGAAGATATAACTTCCATAAACAATTATTATAAAATGGGCATTTTTGCTAAACAAGTTTCACTAGAAGATACATCTCTTGTTGTGCAAAGAATAAATTGGAGTAATAATAGTATATACAATACATATACATCAAATTCTAATTTTTATGTATTAAATTCCAAAGATCAAGTTTTCAAATGTCTGTTTAATAATTTTGATGCACCATCTCTAGATGAACCTGATCTCACACTTTCTACAACATCTCTAGAAGAACCTTATGTTCTCACATCCGATGGTTATAAATGGAAGTATCTCTATACACTAACTTCTTCTCAAAAACAAAAATTTCTTACGACTGAATGGATGCCTGTTACAGTAAATAAATTTGTGAGAGCAGCCGCACGACCAGGTTCCATAGATGTTGTCACAGTAACGAATTCTGGAAACAATTATGTTAATGGAACAACTCAGAATATCGTGATATTAACAGGAGATGGAACTGGCGCTATTTTGAAGGCTAATGTTGAGAGTGGTAAAGTGCAAGATATCGTTATACAAGATAGAGGCATCGGCTATACATATGCGAATCTAACATTTCAGGATGTTACAGGAGGTGTCGGAAGATCAGCCGAAGCTGTTGTGTCTATCGCTCCACATGATGGACATGGTTACGATCCAGTTTATGAACTAGGGGCATCAACATTGATGTTTAATGTTGAGTATGAGGAAAGCGAATCTAATATTCTACCAACAAATAATGATTTTCGACAAGTTGTATTAGTACATAATCCTTATTTGTCGGGAACAGAAACATCAGCTAAAGGTCCTTCATATACTCTTTACACTAAAATTAAAGTTTCGACAGGTGTTGGCGATTTTAATGTGGATGAAATTGTATATCAAGGAACAACGTATGAAACTAGAACTTTTTCCGCAGAAGTTATATCATTCGATGTTGATAACAATTTGTTATATGTCAACAACTTGAGAGGAAATTTGGAATTAAATAAGGCAATAAAAGGATTGACGAGTGGTGCCATCAGAGTTGCTGGATCATCGACATTACCAACTTTGGATTTATACTCTGGAAAAATATTATACATAGCTAATAAACTACCTATAAGTAGAGATCCCTCTCAAACGGAAAGAATCCGTTTCATATTGAGTTTTTAACGAGGAATAAATGACAACTCTTTTCAACTACGATCCATACTACGACGATTTTGATGAAGATAAAAATTTCATGCGTGTTCTATTTCGTCCTGGGTATTCAGTCCAAGCGAGAGAACTGACACAGCTACAAACAATTTTATCGAATCAAATAGAAAAATTTGGTAATCACATATTTAAAAGTGGTAGTCCTATCGTAGGAGGAAAAATATCGTTAGATAGAAAAGCTAACTATATTATCTTACAAAATCAATATTCGGGTGTTGATATTGACTTGACGCAATTTAGAGACAAAACAATCGAGTCATATAATAATTCAAAATTAGTTCGCGCTCAAGTTATAGCTATAGATGATACAACAGGATCTCCCACACTTGTTATAAAATATTTAAGCGGCGATAGATTTTCTGAAGCTGAAGATATAAGAGTATATGGACAAGATGTTTTTGCTACATTGAGAAATACAAATGCAACGGGAGGTTCTTTTGTTGCGAGTATTCAGGAAGGTGTCTATTATTTTAAAGGACAATTTGTTAAAGTTAATCCACAATTTTTAGTTATAGAATTATTCTATCGAACAGGAACAAGTTCCACTATCAATTTATCACCTTCTTATAAAATTGGTATAGAGTTTGAAGAAAAGATTGTTGATGAAATTGATGATAATTCTTTACTAGATCCTGCTCAAGGAGCATTCAACTATCAAGCTCCTGGCGCTAATCGTTTTCAAATAACAACTACATTAACAAAAAGAACTATCGATTCATCTGATACATCCTCGTTTTTTGAAGTTATCAGAATAGTTGATGATATCAAAACTAAAGAGATTGATTATCCGATTTACAGTGAAATAGAAAAGACTTTATCCAGAAGAACATATGATGAATCTGGAAATTACACTGTTGATCCATTTGTGATTTCGCTTGAAGAAGGTGATGAAGCTAATGGTAAATTTGATGTTGTACTGGATCCAGGTAAAGCATATGTTGGTGGTTATGAATTTCAAACCATATCACCAACAAAAATAGAATTGAATCGTTCCAGAGATGTAGGTAAGGCGATTGGATATGAATTTATTCCCAATTACGAAAATTCTATTGTTTTAGAAAATATTTTTGGTAGCTTAGACATATCAACTTATCCCGAATTGGATGTACACTGCGTTCCTAGAGCGAACGTTGACTTAACAACAACAGCGAAGTATAATTCCACAAAAATAGGAACTTTGAATGCTTCGATGATGAGATATAATGATTCCGATACAACGACATTAGGAAACACTCATTCGTTTATTGTTAATGTGTTTAATGCGAATACAACACCTATTACAGGTACTCTTTCTCCTGGTAGTCACACATCAACTAGAATATTTCTTCCAACCGATCTTTCGCCAAATGTGACTAATGCTTATGCAAATATGTACTTTTCGATAACGGATGGTTTAGGTACAATTCTATCCCCAATTTTAATAACTAGTTCGAATTCTACAACGATTAATTTGTCATCATCATTAAGTTTTGTTCCTTCTGCAAATGCCATAAGAATACAATCAGATTTTAAAAATGCTAAAGGTTTAACAAGATACAATGGAACAGCTTTAACCTTTGGTGCAAATGTACACACTGATTCGATAGAATCGACGACGGGATTTACGTTTATAGAAGAACCGAAAAGAAACAGTAAAATTTTCGATATTCCATATGATGCGATAAAAGCTGGCACAATTTCGAATCTAGAATATTATGCAGTAAAATATTATGGCGGAAAAACTAGTGATGCTGGCGGATTAATCACAATTAATTCTGAAGGAACAGATACTTTCCCATTCTCTGGTGTTCCTGGTGTTATCTCGGATAGTTTAATTATTGATAATATTATTTGTATTGTAGATTCTTCTGAGACTGCTAATGTTCAATATGGAATTTATCCTGGTCGGGTCTTGAGTTTAGCTAATAATAATTTTACTGTAACAGCTATTAGCACACAGCAATTTACTATAAATTTGACTGTTCCTAGTGTCACTGTCGATCTTTTGATAAAGAGTAAAGTTAATAATGCCAATAATACTAATTCTGGAACGATTCGTGGAAAACAACTCATACCACTAATTACAGGTTATGATCTTCACTCGAAAGTTGCTTTTGAAATGGGTGGCGCTGATACATTAGAAGATGCAAACACCACAACTAACACACCATTTACAGGTGGAATGATTTTTCAAGATATCGGAGCAACGAACTATACAGGATCTACAATATTGACGGAACTACGAACACCAGGCAAAGTTGTAAGTTTACAAGTGCCTGATGTAGTTGAAATTGTAAGAATCACGGATTCACAAAATCAGTCTGTTAATGTCACAACAGCAATGTTGAGTAGTGATGCATATGATATTACAGATAGTTATGAATTCGATAATGGTCAAAGAAATACACATTATGATCATGCTACGATAAAGTTGAAAAGAGGATATCCAGCTCCAAAAGGAAGATTGTATGTACAATACAATTACTTGAAGCACTCTTCAGCTCCTTCTCCACAAAATGATGGTATCTTCACTGTTGATTCTTATCTGAAGGCTGGTTCGAATTTCACTTATGATGAAATTTCATATTATAGCAATCTCGAAGAAAGTAGACTGGTTTCACTAAGATCGGCTTTTGATTTTAGACCAACAAGAGATATAGGTGGAACATCGATTTCTGGTGCAATAAATCCACATCCTTTAGATACACTGAATGTCAATTTTGATTACTATTTACCAAGAATCGATCAAATAGTGATAAAACCATCTAGAGAGTTTTCAATAGTTTCTGGAAAGCCAGGCATTAGACCAGTTCCATCTTCTATAGATGAGCAAGACATGTTAATTTATACTCTGTATATACCGGCATATACGGAGAGTGTGAAGGACATAAGAGCAGATTTCAAAAATCATCGTAGATATACGATGAGAGATATTGACAGTATTGAAAATAGAATTAGACAACTAGAATATTATGTTGCGCTAAACTCCCTAGAAAAAGACACTGTATCGTTGAAAATATTGGATGCTAATGGTCTTGAGAGATCGAAATATGGTATATTGGTTGATAACTTTTCAACGAAAGATGCACAAGCAACAAGACAAGATGTTGGATTCGACAACAGAAATCTTGTTGATAGCGGAGAACTGAAGCCTGCTTCTCTTATGAGAACAATAGGCCTTTCAGCTAATACAGTTCAATCCTCTGGCAACACAAAATTTAGTGGCGTTGGCACAAAGAAGGTAATGACACTAAACTATTCATCTAAGAATTTTATAGTTCAGCCTTATAGTACCAAATCTATTCCTATTGCAGATGCACTTTTTGCGAACTTTAAAGGCAATTTGAAACTATTCCCAGAATTTAGAGGTGAAGTTGAAACAGGACGAACAGCCAAAGTAACCATGAATTCTGTTCAAGGTTTAGATAATGCATTACTTTTCATTAATGATGCGTTCAAATATATTGCAGATAATGTTCCTCAGTGGAATTTAGATAAAAATAGTCCTTTTGCACAAATCGCGGATTCTAAGTGGTATCAAACAAAAGTAGACACAACGTTTGTGAATAGCACACAACATTTAGGTGGTAGAGCATGGGGTGTTATAGAAACGAGAACTGATACTGCGACGAACTTTATTGCTGCTGGAGCACAATTAAGTCAGAGACAGATTGGAGTATCTTCTTCTGAAGTTGATTTGGGTTCTTTTGTCACAGATTTGGCGATTCAGCCTTATATGAAAGCAGGAGATACGATAACATTTTATAGTGAGAATTTAAGACCACAAACTAAATTCTATTATTATTTCGATGATGTTTCTGTTGAAAAGCATGTTATATATGCTAATAGAATCACATTGAACACAAGTTCACAGTTGATTCCTGGTGAGAGGGTAATAGTCGCTAATAATTTCACACAAGTTGGCACATATTTAAATACCTTAAAAACTAATCCTAATCTGATTCCTGGTGCTATTGTTGGCGCGAATGAAGTTGGAAGCGCGAATGTGACAATCAATACAAGTCACAATTTAAGTGGTAAAGTTTTATATGGTGTTGACAGTGGAAAATCATATACTGTATCGACAGTTAATCAACACTTTAGTGGTTTTGGTTATATCGCTGGTAATCAATTATATTTGGCAAATGCTGATCCATTCATGATATCGAATGATGCTTCATCTACTAATGATGTTTATAATAATATGGAAGTAAATATCATGACTCAGAGTGGTGGACAGTATAATGGTTATTTTGATAACTGGTTCACTATAAGTGATTATGATGGAACCACTAAAGTTGCAACACTATCAACATCTTCAACATATACAGGAAAAGTCCTTTATAATATTAGAGGTGATGCTAAATCTAATAAACTTGGTCAAATTTCTGGAACATTCTGTATTCCACCAGCAACATTTAGATCTGGACAAAGAACATTTAGAATAACGGAATCATTCAATAATACCTATGATGCAGATTCTATTTCGTTTGCAGATAAGGTATATACTGCATCAGGAATAGTAACCAACAAAACAACCTTAGTTGATACTGTTTTCAATGTCGATGTTGATTATAAAATTATTGGTCAACTTACATCAGATAGAGTTATTTCAGTTTCAAGTTCTTCATCAAATAGAGTTGTTTCATCTTGGCTAACTGATCCTCTCGCACAGACGTTCTTTGTTGATCCTCAAGTTTATCCTAATGGATTATTTTTAGATAATGTCGATCTATTCTTCAAAGGAAAAGATTTCGGAAATATTCCTGTTAGAATACAAATACGTCCAACAGTCAATGGAACACCAAGTTCAGATTTCTGGTATCCAGAATCTGTTGTTACACTTTATCCTAATCAAGTTAAAATAAGTGAAACACCTTCGGTTACAGATTCGACAACATCAACAAACTTTAAGTTTGATACTCCTGTTTTCTTGAAGCCAGGACTTTATGCTTTAGTTGTACTGACTGATTCGCCACAGTATATTCTTTGGTCGGCACTCAAAGGTTCTACAACTAAAAATAATGAATTTATGGGTACAAACAGTTACATAGGAACACTGTATAAATCACAAAATACTATGGAGTACGTTCCATTTTTAAATGAAGATTTAATGTTTTCGATTAATAGATGTTCTTTTGATACTAATAACAGTGCGATTTATATTTTTGACAATACGCTTCCATCTTCAACGTTTAATGTTGATAGAATAAAATTCGGCGTTCAAGAAATCAAACCTCTGATTAACGATGTTGCGGTGGCGAACTATTCTTTTGTTTCTAAACCAAAAAATGGTTCATTGGAAACAACCTATACTGAGTTGAGTCCTTATCAGCTATACTCTTTTGGTGACGATTTAAAATATTCTATCGGATTTAGAAGAAGAGAAATTTCAAATATAGGTGATATTAAACTGAAAGTTGAAATGTCAACTTCGTCCGACCACATATCTCCATTAGTTTCCATGGAAGGAATATATGTCAATCTTTGGGAAAATTTCATAGATAATGCACCTATCAGCAGTGAAGATTTTACTATTGTTTCAGGAGGCTCTGGATATACGAATTCAAATACCGTAATTATTACAAGCTCATCGGGTTCAGGAGCAACTGCGAATTTGTCTGTTGATGCGAACGGTAATGTTATAGCAATATATGTTTCTTCAGGCGGTTCTAATTATTTGGATGATTTTACAATAAGTTATCCGAATACTGCCACCGATGCTAATGTAAAAGCAAATGCTGTTATCGTCTTGAACAGTGAATATGATGAATCGGGAGGTCCTGCCGATGCTCGCTACATCACTAAACCAATTAAATTAGCTGATGGTTTCGATGCTGGCGATCTGAGAGTTTTCCTGTCGGGCAATAAACCTGGTTTAACAGAAATTAGTGTTTATTACAAAGTATTGAATCAATTCGATTCGACGCCATTTAAAGAGAGACCATATCAAAAAATGGTTTGTGTAAATCCGAATATAGTTGCATCAAAAACGAATGAGGATTATGTTGACTATGAATATAGACCTTCCGAACTAGAAGATATTATCACATATACTTCATCGGATGGTGTGACCTATGATACATTCAAAACGTTTGCGATAAAAATAGTTTTGACTTCTAGCGATCCCACAATAGTTCCTAAAGTTAAAGACTTGAGAATTATTGCTTTACCTGCAGGTTAAAATGAAAGTACAAGTAGAAGGAACAAATTTTGTCAAAGACACGAACACGGGAGCATTGTTAATGACTTCTAAAAATGCGCTTATTGAAAATGAAGCAAGAAAAAAAATATTAGAAAGAGCCCAAAGAAAAGATGAAGAGATAAATAAATTGAAAAATAAAATTGAAAATATCTCTTCTGATATTAAAGATTTAAAAGATTTATTGCATACCTTACTGACACAGAGTAAACGATAATGCCTATAACAAATATTACAAGAGTAAATACGATTGATGAATGGAGAATTCAGACCAATCAATCGGCAAACGCTATCAATAATATTGAAGTTGGAAATTTTAATAAAACAAATGGCACTTTGTTTATAACATCCAATGGCGCTCTTTCTATAACCGCAGAAGGAACAGCATTTTCAGTTGCTAATGCTGCACTTTTTTCAACAGATGTAACGATTGGAAAAAATTTAGTTCTCGGAGCGAGCGTATCTGAAACAGGTAACTTGACTGTAGGCGCAAATGCACTTTTCTATGGTAAGGGAACAGGACTATTTGTAGCCAATAATGCTACAATTAATAATAATCTCCAAGTAACACAGACTATAAGAACTAATAACATTACTGCGAATTCAAATGTAACCATTTTGAATTCTCTAGATGTTTCTAAGACTGTCAAAACAGCAAATTTAGTTGTTATCGATGATGCTTTAGTTTCCAAAAATTTATCGGTCAGTGGAAATGTTTTAGTTTCAAGTGGAATACAAACAACAAGTAATACAACTGGAGCATTGCGAGTTGATGGTGGTGTTGGTGTTACGGGCAATATCTTTGTTTCGCACTTAAATGCAATAAATTCATTAGTAGCAGACACAGCCAGAATTGCTTCGAATACTACTGGTGCTCATTTTATAGCATCAGGATCATTAGTAGCAGACACAGCCAGAATTGCTTCGAATACTACTGGTGCTCATTTTATAGCATCAGGATCATTAGTAGCAGACACAGCCAGAATTGCTTCGAATACAACAGGTTCACACTTCATAGCATCAGGATCATTAGTAGCAGACACGGCTAGAATTACTTCTAATACTACTGGTGCTCATTTTATAGCATCGAATTCTCTAGTTGGTGGCACAATTAGATCCACCGAAACGACAGAATCGACAAGTAATTCAACGGGATCCATGGTAACTCCTGGTGGTCTTGGTGTTTCGAAATCTGCATTTATCTCTGGTAATCTCACTGTTAAAGGTGATGCTGCTGGTGCCGTTAATACATCAGTTCTTGTATCCATCGGTGATCGAACATCTAATAGTGCTGGTAATGTATTTGTTTATGCTGCGAATACTCTTAATGGTGGCGCCAACGGCTCTTTAACAGTACAAGGAAATTCTACTGTTACTGGCAATTTGAATTTGGGTAGTGATGAGAGAACAACATCTGTAACAAGCGGCGCATTAAGAGTTTCTGGAGGTGTTGGTGTAACAGGAAATGTTTGGTCTTCAAACTTGGTATCCACGGGTGCAATTTATGGAACAACAGGAGTACATGATTCTGGAATAAGAGTTGTTAGAAGTGTTACTCCGTCTTCTCCAATAGTATCTTCAATATCAGATGGATCTTTATCAGTATCTCATGCAACTTCAGGAGTAACGGCAGCCACTCATGGATCAAGTATACAAGTACCTGTTTTTGTTGTAAACGATACAGGACATGTTTCAGCAGTAACAAATACAACAATACGTTCAGCAACAACTTCACTGACAGGCGTAGTTCAACTCGATACAACTGAAGGAAGTACGAGCGAAACTACAGTGGTAGTGTCGAATGTAGTTACAACTGCCAATACCAAGATGAAGAGTTATGTTGATGTAGCAAATACTAGAATGCAGTCTTATGTTGACGTAGCCAATACCAACATGAAGAATTATGTTGATGTTGCAAACACTAATCTCAAAAGTTATGTTGACGTAGCCAATACCAACATGAAGAATTATGTTGATACTGCTAATACTAACATGAAGAGTTATGTTGACGTAGCCAATACCAACATGAAGAATTATGTTGATACTGCTAATACTAACATGAAGTCCTATGTTGATGTTGCTAATACTAACATGAAGTCCTATGTTGATGTTGCTAATACCAACATGAAGTCCTATGTTGATGTTGCAAATACGAGAATGCAGTCTTATGTTGACGTAGCCAATACTAGAATGCAGTCTTATGTTGACGTAGCGAATACCGGTCTGAAAAGTTATACAGATGCGTCTTTTGTCAAATTAACAAGTCCTACACAAACCATCACTGGTTCTTTAACTGTTTCGAGTGATTTGGCCGTACAAGGAAAACTTTCGGTTGCAGGAGATTTTGTCTTAACTGGTGATATACTTTATGATACAGATGCATTAACTATTAGCACAACAACTCCTGTTACAACGACTGGTGCTGCATATTTCGGTGTTTTTAGAGGTAACGATAAAGGTGGTGTTAATGGTGGCTCAGGAGGAACAAACTCTAATGCTAATGCATATATTAGATGGACAGCTTCTTCAAACACTTGGCAAATTAGAGATGTTTTCAATAATGATCTATCAACAAGTTATACCAATATCTTAACTACAAACTCCATTAGTAGCTCATTAACTTCCACAAGTCAGACGGTTGCATTAAGTTCTGCTGGAGCAAAAACATTAAGTGAAAGTATTGTTACAGCAAATACCAACATGAAGAATTATGTTGATACTGCTAATACTAACATGAAGTCCTATGTTGATGTTGCTAATACTAACATGAAGTCCTATGTTGATGTTGCTAATACCAACATGAAGAATTATGTTGATACTGCTAATACCAACATGAAGAATTATGTTGATGGTAATTTCTTAAAAGTTTCTGGTACGGGCACAACACAGACTATCAGCAGTGACGTTAGTGTTACGGGAAATCTCACTGTCACTGGTACATACACAACTGTAAATACGGAAGAAATAAATTTAGCTGATAATGAAATATTATTAAATTCTAATTTAGCTCAAAATCAAGCACCATCACAAGATTCAGGAATCTTAATCAATAGAGGAACACTAACAAATGTTTATATTCGTTGGAATGAGACTATTGATTCTTGGGTAGCAAATAATGGTTTATCTGCAAATGAATTTAGACTAGCCAATACTACAAAATATCTAACAGAAGACACCAATCTTTATTTTACTACACAAAGATCTAGAGAAAGTGTTAGTGCATCTGCACCTTTGAATTATAATTCTTCCACCGGTGAATTTACACACGCAACAGCAGGCACAGCAGGAACACATGGATCAGCAAGTAAAGTTCCAGTATTTGTAACTAATGCCACAGGGCATATTACGGGTGTAACCAATACGGATATTGCAATTTCCTACACTGCTGTTAGTGGTCTAGCTGGATCAGCAACAACAGATACAAGAAACGCTGACAATATTAGTTCAGGAACATTAAGTGTAGACAGATTAGCAACTTCTGGTGCAACTGCTGGAAGTTATGGTAACGCAGCAACAATTCCAAGAATTATTGTTGACGCTAAAGGAAGAATAACTGATGTTGTCAATGTTGCGGTGTCAATTCCTTCCGGCTCGGTTACTGGTCTAGCCGGATCTGCAACAACAGATACAAGAAACGCTGACAATATTAATTCAGGAACATTAGCTTTTGCTAGATTGTCAGATTCCGGTGCGGCCGCTGGAAGTTATGGTAACGCAGCAACAATTCCAAGAATTATTGTTGACGCTAAAGGAAGAATAACTGATGTTGTTAACGTAGCAGTATCGATTCCTTCCGGTTCGGTTACTGGTCTAGCTGGATCAGCAACAACAGATACAAGAAACGCTGACAATATTAGTTCAGGAACATTAAGCGCAGATAGATTAGCGAGTGTTTCTGCTGGAGTGTCAGGTGTTTATGGCGGTAATGCAACATCTGTCGCTGTTACTGTAGACACTAAAGGAAGAGTAACGGCTATAGAAAATAAATCTATAGTGATTCCTTCATCTTCAGTTACTGGTCTAGCCACATCAGCAACAACAGATACAACAAATGCTAATTTTATTAGCTCTGGAACATTGAATACTGCTAGAATGGCAGATTCGGGAGCGGTCGCTGGAAGTTATGGCGGCAATGGAACAAACTATCCAAGAATAGTTGTTGATGCTAAAGGAAGAATTACTTCTGTAACTAATACTACTATATCTTTTCCAGCAGAAGCGGATACTCTACAAACAGTAACAACACGAGGCGCAACAACTGATCGCGCTGTACAATTTACAAATGGAACAGCATCAACTTCATCTGCTACAGGTGCAGTGCGTATCAACACTGGAGGTCTTGGTGTAGGTGGTAATACATTCGTTGCTGGATTAATTAACAGTGGTGCCACCGCGCCTCCTGTAACATCATCTACAGGTATATTCGACAATGGTAATAGAGTTGCAAGTTCAAATACTCTTCCTATACAGTTAAATAGAACCACTGGAAATATTTCTCATGCGGCAAGTGGTGTGACTGCTGGAACATACGGAACGGCTAGAAAAGTACCTCAAATTGCAGTTAATGATACAGGTCATATAACATCAATAACTGCATTAGATATAACGACTGCAACTATTACAGCAGGAACTTATGGAAGCGCATCTCAAGTTCCAGTCGTTCAAGTTGACAATCAAGGATTTATAACAAGTATTACCAATCAATCTATTTCGTCTTCTAATCAAGATTTAAATACAACCAATGATGTTCAATTTAAATCTCTAGGTATTGGTGTAACAGCATCTGGAGTAACTGGTCAAATTAGAGCAACAGCGGATATAATATCTGTATTTTCATCCGATAGAAAATTAAAAGAGAATATTAAAGATATATCTTCTCCTTTAGAAAAAGTCTCGGCTATTGGTGGAAAAACATTTGATTGGAAAGATGAATATATTGAAGAGAATGGTGGGGAAGATGGTTATTTTATTAACAAATCTGATTTTGGTGTGATCGCTCAAGATGTTCAACAAGTGTTTCCTTTGGCTGTAAAAGAAAGAGAAGATGGAACTTTAGCTGTTGATTATGTCAAATTAGTAGCACTAGCATTTGCTGCTATTAAAGAATTGAAGAATGAAATCGATGAATTGAAGAAAAAGGAGTAAAAGTGGCAGCATTTTCAGAAATACTAATTGAACAGGGTGCTACTTTTAGTACAACAATAAATGTTGAAGATGTGAATGGATTAGCTATAAATTTATATGCTTATAGCGCATCATCACAGATGAGAAAATCCTATTATTCTTCATCATCAACAGTAATTAAAAGTGACATAACAGGAACATCAAATGGTGAAATAACTCTTTCTATGACTGCCGCAAACACATCTCTTCTTTCACCAGGAAGATATGTTTACGATTTGAAAATAACATCTCCAACAAATATTGTCACGAGGGTTGTAGAAGGAATAGTGACTGTGCTTCCGTCAGTTACAAGGTAATGCTAAATGGTTAGAGCCAGAATTACTCCTGCTGGAACGATAGGAAAAGTTACAGTTCAGCAAAACATAACAACGTCTATTGCTGATCCAAAATACAAACCTAAACCGAATGTATCTTTATCGGAATTAACCGATGTTGACATTTCGATATTGGAAGATGGTGATGCTCTTGTATATGATGCAGCAAATACAAAATTCATAACAAAAAAAGTTGAATTTAAATCAACAGGAAATTTATCTTCGAATTTAAATTTAACAGGAAATATCACACCAACAATAGATAATTTTTATTATTTGGGAAGTGAACAATATAGATGGCATTCATTATACGTTGGTCCTGGTTCAGTTGATATCGATGGAATAGTTTTAGGAAATACAGGAACTGGACTAGTGATTGCTAGTCCTGGTCAAACACCAGTAGAATTTAATCAAGTTGCCAATAACGCATCCGAAGCATTATTTGTTGCCGAAACAAGCGTTGATGCTATAGACAGTTTAACCACAACAGTTCAATCTGTATCAGAAGTCGTAAATGTTGCGATAGATATTGCAAATTTAGCTTTTGAATTTGCCAATACTGTTCAAGGAAATGATTTATTGTTGGGTTTTAATACACAAGGAAACTTTAACATAAGTGGTTTGAATCCTGAAATGAGTATTACTGATGGAATAGCGATATTGAATCAATTTGTTGGACGCTTGATACCTCCTTCTCCACCAGCTTTTCCAGGAAACACATCTTTAGTTGTGAGTGATTTTTCCACTTATAGAATGTGTGATTTTTCCCAAGGCGATAATACAAATAGTGGAAGAAATGTTCCAGGAGGTACGATTGTAACGAACGTTAGAAGAGATGCATCTTATAACACAAACAATTTTAATGATGTAGGTCCTGGAAATCAAGGATTCCTAAACTTATATAAAAATGGATCACTTGCGGGTACTGTAGCTTTTTCTGAGTTTACAGCGAATGGAACTTATGATGATATTACAATTAGTGATAATAAAGATTATTCTCTTGTAACAGGAGATGCTCCAGGTTTCTGGTATAGTTTTGATGCCCAAGCGAATGGAATAGTCAATCCTGGTTGGAATGAAATTTATTTCTCTCACACATCGGCAACTGATTCGGATGTTGCGTATTGGTACTATGACTCCAGTGCTCCAGGAACACCAACATTTTCTAATGCAACTATAACACCAGCAGTCGAAATATTAACATATTCCAGCACTATTCCACATTATAGTAACAATACAACATTCAATTTATCAGTTGATGTGAATAAGCTCAGTGGTGATATGTTTCCTGTATCTGATACATTTTTTACAGGTGTCGCCGCTGGTAGTTTTTCTACACCATTAAGCAAAACTTACACAGATGCATCCATTCCTTTACCATTGTCTAGAGATTTGTTCGTATCTTCTGGTTCTGCTACAGTTAACACTCAAGCAAATATAACATCTGGATTTGGTTTTAGTTCTTCGGGACCGACTGTCAGAGTTGATAATAGTTACAGCATAGGTTCACAATCATTTACCAGTGCTCTAGCTAATGTTGTTTTAAGGAAGACGGGAACATCCAGTTTAATGGAAGAAACATCAATAACTTTTGGTTCTACTATAGGTGTTGGTTCAAATTTGGCAAGCAGAGTTATAAATTTTGGTAATAGCGATACTCCATCTTTTACGAATAGTGCTTCTGTTTTCGATAGTCAAAATAGTACACTATATGATTATGATGCAACAATCGTTGGTGGAATTTTGAAACACGATCAAACAAATTATTCTGTTGGTCATCTTCCTGTTGGTCCAAATTTGAGTTCTGGACGCTCTGGTGCCCAATATTTCACATTTAAATTCGTAAGAAGTTCTGTGTCAAAATTTAATATTAAATTTACAGGCACAATATCTGGCATGTGGGTAGCTCTTCCTGGAAGCGATATAGATAATACATCATCTTTGAATGGCTGGTTGGACATGTCTCGTTCGTATGCTGGTTCAGGAATTCCTGGTATAAATTCTCCTGGTAATGGAAGCAATGGTTGTGCTTTAGGTGGTACGGTAACTTTAAACACTTTTGTGACGAATCATAGCAAAACGTGTACATTCGGAACAATCTCAAGTTCCAGCACCACAACTAATGAGATTTATGTTAGAATAAAATTGACGAATGGACAATCAATCACGGCATTATCATTAGAAAGCGCGAGCAACTAAATGGCAGTTTCTGACACACAAAAAATCGATTTACTTTTTAAAAAATTATTTGGTGTTTCCAAAACGGACACAGCAACAAATAAGAGTCCAAGTAATGAATCAATTTTAAGCCCTCAATTAAATAGAGGGGATAAGATATGGACAAGATCAACAGAAATTCCTTTAATCGCAGCGGAAATTTCAGGAATCACACAATCTTATCAGGGAACATCCAGAGTTCAGTGTGTAGCCGATACAACATCAAATCCGATAAATGGTGTTTATCCTACATGGAAAACGCAATTAGCTGACTGGATACCACCAGAATTTGGTTCAGGTTATTTTGTGAAAGTGTACGTTGATTCTTCCGGTGCAGTTAATCCTGCATCGACAGGCACTCAATTATTCGATTCAGGTACAGCAGGTGTTGGAGAGTGGCATTTTGATTATCAGGCTGGTATTTTAAATTTCATAGGCAATACGATTCCCCCTTCTTTGACTACAAATAAAGTAATTATGGTAATGGGTTACAGATATGTTGGTGAAGTAGGACTAAAAACTGTTTATGGCGGCACTTTCTAAAAGTTATAAATATAAAAAAGCATTAATCTAAAGGAAATAAAATGGCAAACACAGTCATTCAGCTAAAGTATTCTAATGTTACATCACAACCTCCTACGTTAAATGTATCTGAACCAGCATACTCTAGTGTTTCAGGAAAACTGTGGATTGATGATGGAACAGGTGTCGTAGCGATTGGCGGTAAACATTATACAGAAATACTTGATAATGCAACATCTGCCGCCACTGGCAATACTCTGGTCAGAAGAGATTCGACAGGAAATGCCACATTTAATTACATTACTGCCGTAAATATTATTGGTTCAATCGCTGGTAACGCACAAACTGCTACAAAATTAGAAACAGCCAGATACATTAACATTTCTGGTGATGGTACTGGATCATCCATTTTTGATGGATCGGCGAATGCTGATATTACATTTGATCTTTCTTCTACTGGAGTTGCCGCTGGTACTTATGGCGGAACAACTAGCATTCCAGTATTTACTGTTGATGATGAAGGTCGTTTAAGCTATGCTGCGAATGTAAGTGTTGCGACAACTTTAACGGTTAATGCGGATTCTGGTACTAATACAATTAACTTATTGACGGATACTTTAACAATTGTTGGTGGTGATGGTATTACCACTTCAATTAATCCAACAGATAGTGTAACAATTGGTGTCGATAATACAGTCATTAGAACAACTGGTAATCAAACAATTACTGGTGATTTTACACTGAATGGTAACTTAATAGTTCAAGGTAATACAACTACAATTTCTGTCGATACAATCGCGATTGAAGATGCTATTGTTCTTTACGCAAATAATAATACAGGAAATTCAGTTGACATAGGTTTTGTTGCTCATTATGTTGAAGGTGGAACAACAAAACATACTGGCCTTGTTAAAAACGTTGCATCAAATACATGGTATCTGTTTGATAACTATGTGGCTCATGTACAAGTAGATCATGTATTAAATATCGCTGATCCAACTTTAGTTACTGCAAATCTTATTGCAAATCTAACAGGCGGTAAAGTAACGAATCTTACTCAAGACATATCCGTGTCTGATGGTGGTACTGGACAAAGTTCATTTACATCGGGTGCAATACTTATAGGTAATGGATCAGGCGCACTACAAGAACTATCAAATGTAACTTATACATTAACTGGTGGTCTTTCTGCTGCTAATACTATAACATCACTGACTGTTGATGCTTATGGTAGAGTTTCTGCTGCAACCGGTGGTTCGATAGCTATCGATACAAATCAAATAACTTCTGGTATTTTATCACTTGGTCGAGGCGGTACAAATAATGATGCATATAATGTTGGTCAACTAATACATTTCGATGGAACAAAACTATCATCGTTAGCTAACACTGGCACAGCAGGAACGTATGCTAATGCATCTCATGTTCCTGTAATTACAACTGATGCTTACGGTCGTGTAAGTGCCATAACTAATACAGCTATCGCAATAGACGCCTCACAAGTAACATCAGGAACATTAGGTGTCGCTAGAGGTGGTACAGGATCATCTACCTTCACGATTAAGGGTGTTATAGTTTCGGACACATCATCTTCAACGGGTGCATTGACATCATTGACATCTTCAACGGAAGGACATGTATTACAAATCAATTCTTCAGGAGCACCCACTTTCGCTCATATAAATGGCGGAACATTCTAAATCATTTTGAAAGGAGTTTATTATGGATGTGAAGTTGCAAAATACATATGTACAAGTTTTGCTTGACAATTTTATATCGGTTGTCAAGCAAAACATTTTATTTCAAGCTCAGATGGAAGTTACTAAATCTGAGACTAATGAAGCTAATGATATAAAGAGAAAAATTGCTGAACTTTCAACTCGTAATGAAGAATTACAAAAGGTTGTTTCTGCAAAAGATCAATTATTATCGGAAAAAGAAAGAGCGATTGTAACTTTAAATAGTGAAAAGTCTGCTCTATTGAATAATTCTGCTGCTGAAAGAGAAAGAGCATTGACTAATCTATCTTCAGAGAAAGATAGAATGATTAATTCCCTGACTGTTGAACGTGATAATCTAGTAAAAGACATTCAACAAAAAGAGAATCAAATTTCTAGCATGAGTAATTTTGGTCAAGAAAAAACAAGATTGCAACAGGCTGTAAATGATTACATGAGGCAGCTAAATGAGACAAAAAGTGAAGTATTGAAAATAAAAAGTGAATCGCAAGATGTTCTTATCAGAAATAACACCCGTATTGATGAGCTAACTAAATATATTTCAAAGCTTGAAGCTATTGTACCTGCTTCCAAGTTGAAAAAAGTTAAGTTAGGCGAAGAGGTATCTCAAACGGAAACTCCAGATGATGGTGTTAGATCTGGAGGAACATTCTAAGATTCACTAGATGGCCAATACGATAATTCAATTAAAACATTCTGGTGCGACAGGTAATGTTCCCCAACAATTGCAACCAGGAGAACTTGCCATCAATGTTTATGATGGCAAGTTGTTTTATGGAAATTTAACCAATCACATAATAGAATTCTCTCCCTCTAGTAATCCTTCGGGTTTAGATGGTGAGATACAATTTAATGATCTCGGTGAATTTGGTGCATCTGATAAATTATCTTTCAATAAAACCACAGGCCAATTAAGTGTAGGTGGTTCTGTATCGATCAATACAAATGTTGTAATGGAGTCAACATCAATAGTAACTTCTTCTTTGTCACAAGTTACTTTCGATTCTTGGTCTTCTTCCTCTTATAGATCCGCAAAATATTTGGTACAAATGAGTAGTGGTTCGGAATATCATATGATAGAATTATTATTAATACATGATAATACAACTGTTCATATGTCCCAGTATGGTGAAGTGAAAACTGGCAACTCTTTAGGAACATTTGATGCTTCCATAACAACAGGAACGTTGAGTTTGTTGTTTACACCCACAAACTCATCGACTACTATTAAGGGTTCAATTGTTTTGATTCCTTCATAAATAAAAAAAATACAAAGGGGATAGTGAACCTTGGCATCGCAAAAAGATTTCATAGTCAAAAATGGTATAACTGTAGGTAACACTGCGGTTATCAATACATCTGGTCATTGGATAGGTCCTACTATACCTGGATCACAAGGTGCTACAGGACCATCTGTACTTTCAGTTAGTATTATTGATGCCAATAGTAACATAACAAACGCTTTTAGTAATGTATCAACTTTAAGATTCGAAGACGAATCTGGTTTTAATGTAAATGAGATATCAAACGGTGTTATTAAGATAGGCATTAATAGCACATTCAAGTATTGGTTAGTTAACGGTAATCCAACTCTAGTGGCTCAAGGACTAGATACGATTGAATTTATTGCTGGTAATAATATTATTATCACGACGGATCCTAATAGCAATGTTAAATCCATAAAATTCGATTCAACTGCAACAGTTAG